TTAAATATAATGTTGGTCCTGCATTTGATATGGTTACATCACCTGTAAGACTTACATTTCCTGTAACATCTATACCATTACTTGATGTGGCTAGTTTTGCACTATCATTATGATATAAAGTGACTGGACCATCAGGTTCAAAGGTTGCTAATTCTTCACCACCAACTTTATAAAACCCTGATGTTGCTACACCCGCAGTAAATATTTTTATGCCACCTGTTCCTGTTTCGGAAATTATGCTGTTTGAGCCATCGTGATATATCTCTAAATCATTACCTGTACCAAAATAAGCTTTAATGTTGTCTGGGAATGTAAGTCCGTTAGCATCTAGATATGCTTCAATTTCATCGGTAATAGCTACGCCTGTTTGAGAAAACAGACCAAGTATTCCAGCAGTTAGCCTTAATTCTACATCATCGCCTGCGGAAAAAGATCTTGCTGAAGTGCTTTCTTGTGCTCTAACAACGGTAAGAGTATTACTGCTAATAGCAGTAACTTTAACAATTTCATTGTTAACACCATCATCAAAAGTTACAAAACAAACCTCTCCTGCTCCTAAGGATGGAAAGACACTGCCATCTACTACAGATATTGAAGTTGCAGAGTCATTTATCCCAGAACTAAAGGTTGTTTTTGCATTGTTCTTAAAAACAACTGCCACAGAATACTCCTAAGTTCTTATTAAGAAACTGTTACAGTCCAAGTTATTGTCATAGAGTCAGCTGCACCTTTATTTACTACTGAAAAAACTGTTCTACATAACATAGTTCCACTTGAAGAAGCATTGAATAATCCAGCTTCTGTAAGAGCACCAGTTCCAGTTCCAGCAGCAAAGGTAGCAACATAAGCAACCTCATTACTGGTAACTGTAGTAGAAGTAAGACTTACTCTAGATCCAACTTGTGAACCTAAAGCAGTGTCCCCTGCGGCAGCAGCAGTAGATCCTGTACCAACAGCCATATGAGTCATGGCAGTGGCGGAAGCATCTTTCATTCTGCTAGCTACGAAATTTTTTCCAGCGGTTACAACTAGGTTATCAATTTCTTTAATGGTTTCCCCATTTAAAGCAATTTGTAACTTACCTTTTAATTTTAGTCCGTCTTTTAACATTTTTTCTCCTAATTTAATACACCGGTATTTAAAGCAGAAGTATTTAGACCCCCAGTAATACCATAAGTTACCTGAAAAGATATTGATTCAGTTACTGATAAGGAGTCCGCATCTACTTTGCTTAAAGATATCACATCTGTCTCTGATAATGAAACAGATTCTGTCTTTCCAACTCCCAGTTGAAAAGAGTTAAGCTCATCAGAAAAAGATATAGATTCTGCCTTATTTAAACCTGGAGACTTAACAGGAGAATCAGATAAACTAAAGGCATCAGTTCTAGGTGTTGAAAATAAATATGCTTTCTGTTCAGATATAGAAAAACTTTCACTAATTGGTTTACTAGATTCAAAATTTAATTCATCTGAAAATGAATAAGAATCAGAAAGGACTTTAGAAAAATTATAAATATGTTCTTCAGACAGCGTTGTTATATTGTCTTTATTTAAAATAGAATCAGTTTGTAATGGGTCTGCTAAAGAAGCTCTATCATCAAGAGTAAAAGAGTCTGTAAAATCTCTATTAAATGAAACTACCCTAGAAAGAGATTCAGACATACTTAATGTTTCAGTTTTTCCTAAATTTGGGTGTATAACAGATGTATCTGCAAAACTAAATGTATCTGCTTCACTTATAGATGTTGCTAATGAAGTAATATCACTAACAGATATGTTTTCTTCTGCAACATTACTTAACCCAAAACTATGAGACTCAGACATTGTTACCTGATCTTGTTTTACTAAATCAGATGATATTACTGAACTTTCTGATAAATTAACTGTTTCTGGAAATCCTTTAGAAACAGAAAATAAAGTTAAATCTGAAAATGAAAATTGGTCAGATAAAACATTATTAAATGAAAATACAACTTGTTCCTGGACTGTTATCGTTTCTGCATTAGGATTGCCTGGCAAGAAATATAAGTTTTTACTATCTGAATCAACAAAAATTTTAAGATTTAAATTTGTATAATTTGTTGATAAGTGTGGTTTTATGTAACTTAATAAAATCCCTTTTAAAGGAGCAATTACTTGATTGCTAACAGAAGCAGAATACTTGGTATAACCTGTGGATAAACTAGGTGATGAAGATTGAGCAGACTCTATTAATGCTGAAGCTTCTTGAGTTTGAGTTGAAGCCTGTAGGTTTACATATTCTACAGTTAACTTTATAGCCATTAGTCAAAATCATCTCTCACATTAAATTTAATTAAATCATTAACAGTTTGAATATTACCGTCTGATTTGGTAATTTCTATTTCACCCTCATAAAATCCTGATGTAGAAAATGTTGAATTTGTAAATACAGCTGCACATTTCCCTTCTGCTGGGGTTGTTAATGAGGCTGTAAGAGTTGCCAATATTGCAGTAGTTCCTATTTTTCTTATTCTTATTTTAACTGTAGAACCAGATAAATTTATTGGTGCAAATGTTGTAGAGTCTTCAGGGTCTAATGTTTTCCCCGCAGCCGCTGTATTGCTATCAGTTAAAGTAAAATTTAATTCAGGATGTGTATCTCCTGTTACTACTTTTATTGTTGTTGAATATGCCATTTATACAAACTCCTGGTATGTAACTGTTAGAGGAGCACCAACTAAACCATATTTAGTTTTTCTGACTGCTCTTGCCTCTCCTTTATCATACATAATTTTATTTAAATCTGCTGCCTGTAAATCACTCCAAGGGCTATCTTTCATCATCTGAAGCCTATAAAGAGCACCATGAACTATAGTTTCTTGATATTCATTAATGATGATATTTGGAATTGTTGTAGCAGTTGATGTTGGTTTCAAGCTATATAATGCATATAAAGAATAATTTTTGTCTGGGGTGGGAGCAAGTAAAATTGTTTCTTGATCCTTTTGAGAATAATATTTTGGCTGTCCTTTCCCGTATGAATCAAATAAAGATGGGTTTCCAATTAAAGATTTTGGTTCTAATCTTGAAAAACTTTTTTCTGATATTTGAGCATCGGATTCTCCGTTCTCGTAAAAAAATTCTAATATATGATTTAATTCTGCTCCTGAAGGAATGTCCAGGTCATTAGACTCATATTCATTTATTCCAGTTACTGACTGGAAAAGTGTAAGGTCTGCTAAATAAATATCTGTATTAACACAAAAATCGATAATAGTATTTCTTAGTTCCTCAATAACAATAAAAGATGGGCAATTAGGAGCCTCTCTTTTTACTTTAGGTACTAATGATTCTATTTTTTTTGATGCTGCCATTATTCATTACTGTGCTGGAGTTGATGGCGAAGGCATTGAAGCAGCATCAACTTGAGCCTTTATTCCTAGTGAACTTTGAAATGCTTGAAGATAAACTCCAGCTCTATTCATATCTCCAGCATATTCGGTGTCTTTTTGATAAGCCCTATAAAGCATATAATCTAAAATAGCATTAGCATAGACATCATCCAAAGATATTACAGTTGTGTCGCTAGAAAAATTACCAATAGTAATGTCACTAGGGGCTGAACTATAAACAATACTTATAGTATGTCCTCCACCTGAAGGATGAGGATATACATAAAATATTTTTGGATCTACTGGATCATACACATAATGCTCAACACTTGTTCCTGTAGTTCCATGCCAGTCTTCTATTTGATCGTCAAGAACTCTTCTTTCTATATTTGTTATAGGTTTTGTTGCTGGTGAAGCATTTGCGTAGATTGATAATAATCTTAATGCTGCTGTTGGTAGTGTTTGTTTAGCTGCCTGAGCTAAAGTAAAGGATGCATTTACTGGATTAGCATCTGGTCTAAATAATACAATTTCTCTTTGTGCATCATTAAGATAGTTTAATAAAGTTTGCTGGGTCCAACGAACATTGGTCGTATCTTGAAGAATTTCCTCAGCTCTGTCTATTAAATCTATTACTTTAACTGTTGCCACTTTATTTACCTAAAAGTTTTTTTTGCTCATCAGTTAATGATTTTTCATCATATATAAAGTTCCAATACTCTGCTCTATGTATAGGGTTATATGAAACTATTTTTCCATGTTCGCCAACTGAATAAAGCGGTGTTTTTGATTTTGCTTTTTCAACAGGCTTATCTACAGGGTCTGATTTTTCTAGTGAAGAAAGTTGTGATTCTAAATCTACCAATTTGTCTTTAGGATTTAAAGAAACATTAAACTTTTCTTTTGCTACTTTTACTAATTCGTCTTTCGTCATTATTACTCCTTCGGGGTATTTATTAAAGATATCATAAATAATGAAAAGAGGGGAGCCGAAGCTCCCCAACTAATTATTAAGAATTTAACTTAATTTCGCCAAATGCTGTTGGTACAACAACTTTATAGCCATAAACAGTTAAACCTCTCACACCATCACCGAATGAAGACTCAAGTCTTACAGTTTCAGTGTTAGTCATTTGAGAAGCATATGCTACAGCTTTAGGGTGACCAAAGAATCCAGTAGTTACAGATCCACTAACAGGTAAATTGTTAGATACATAGACAGTAAATCTATCTATCATGCCAATCATTCCATTTCTTAATGGTGAAACACTATCACCTGTTAAGTATGCCTGCTTAAGGTCTGAGTTTTTAATTACTGCCGCAGTTGCTGGGTCAATAATCATAAACCTATCAGATTCTGGGATATTATTTTGGTCTAATGTTTTACCAGCAGTCAAAATATGCCCTAAGATGTTACCAGCATTAGTTCCAGCTTCACTAGCATTAACATCTGTTAAAGATGATCCTGAACCAATGTTGCCAAATACATCCTGCTCAACAGCAATTTTCATGTTTTGAGCTGCATCTTCTGCTGCTGCGTTCATGAAATCAATATCAGCCTGATTTCTTAAAATATCATCAACTTTAAAAGCGTAGCTTTTAGCCTTGTTGATATCAAGCTCTACTGTGCCTGAAGTTACATCTGCATAAGTCAGTGAACCAGTGTAGTCTGCTACAGATACTGCTGGTACTGTTCTAATGTTTACTTTATTACCTAACCCTGAAATTTCTCCTTCGTACTCGTTAGTTGTTACATCCGACAAAACGGTCTGAGCGTAAAACTTAGCTTGTAGCTTTTTGGAAAATACTTCAGGTATAAAATGCTGTTCTCCAGCTGCGAAAGAAAAACTTCCACTACTTGATGAATATGCCATTTTTTTCTCCTATATATTTTAAAAATTAATCTATATAGTAAGACTACCTGTCCTTCACCCTTCCTTCAGAATAAGCACGATCAATATCTTTTTCGTGTTTACTAAACTGTTTATCAGTTAGTTTTCCAATTTCCGTGGCAGTCCAAATCTTCTTACTACCTGTTACATTTTGCTTCCTAGCTTTAGAGAGTGAAGGTTCAACATTTTGTTTAGCCTTTTCTACTAAATCTTTTTTAGAAGCACTGTTGGAAACTAGACCCAAATCTTCTTTATATTTTGATAAGAGGGATACAACATCCTCGGCATCTCCATCCTTAGCTGCGTTTTGCCACATCCTTGATTGTCTGCTTAACCAGAGTGAAAAATCTTCACTTGCTGATAAAGACTTCCAATCCGGGTGTGTACTTGCAATAGCATCGAAATGCTTTTTGTCTGCTTCTTCTTTTTGAGATTTCAAGACCTCATCTGTAGCCTGATTCACCTTTTGATCAACAGCGGCAATGCGAGCATCAACATAAGATTGTAAAGGTTTCACCAAATCTGGGTATTCCTTAATTATCTCAGAAAGGTCAACATTCACTTGTTCTTTCTGTTTTTCAACTTGAGCATCAGACTTCATCGCTTCCATTGCTGTGAATTTATTATTCATTTCAGCTATTTTAGCTTCGAGTTCTTTCTCTCTCTGGGTAGATTTGGTCATTTTCGCCTGGGCGTTTTTATACCTTTCTTCCCACTGTTCAGCAGACAACAAACCCTTATCAGATTTAATGTCCTCTTCCTGAATCTCTTCTTGCTGATCAGATGAGTCTTCAGTATCCTGAGATTCATCGGGTGAATTATCCACATCTTCTTGAGACTCTTCAGGGGTGTCCTCTGTTTCTTCTTCTTGGGTTGCGAGCCCTTTAGCTTCAACTTCGGATTCCTGTTGAGAATCTTGAACTTGTTTCAACATCTCATCAGCTTCTTTTTCAAGCTTTTCAGCGATCATCTCGCCTTTAGTTTTTTCTCTATCCATTTTTTCGGTCCTTAATCGGGGTATCGATAAAATTAACTATAAATGTTAGGTGTATCCTTTCGGGTGCCTAACGCTTTGATTACTTTGTCAGCAATCTCGTCTAAAGATACTATAAACTTAAGAATGTCGCAACGACCTTGACTAAAGAGGTAATTGTCCGTTATTTCCAACTGGTCCCGCTCCGCTTGGCGTAGGGACTCCATTTCTTCCATCAGGACCGACCATTCCTTCGGCATTTGCGACTTGATTAACTTCACCGCCTTGCTGGCTGGCAAGGATAGCTTGTTGTAGTGCTTGCTCATTCATTAACTCCTCTTGAGATTTTATTACTTCGTCTGGATCAATATCCAATGATTTAGCTATATCAGTTAATAGTTTTTCTCTATCAACCATTTGTGCATCTATTGGGTTATTGATTAAAGACAAGAATTGTAGCAATCTTTGTGATTGTACTTCTTTCTGTATCAGGGCTGTGGATCCTTTTGCAATAACACGCATATCTGATTTGACATTTTCATTTTCATTCCATGTCATATTCCAATCATAAAGTGAGCGTATCATTGGTTTTGTTAAGAAATCATCAATATTTTTGATGACTGATTTTAGAACAATATTGGCATTACTCATTAATATTGAGATACCTGTAGCCGTTCTATTTAGTGAGCTATTTGTTTGTCCATGTGTATATGATGGTAATGCTGTTGTTTCATCAGCAAATCTTCTAAATAATTCTATTACTGAAACAAGGGCTGGTGAATTAGATTGAGGTTGATAAAAACGCACCATAGGCTGGTTTCCATCTCCTCCCTCTCGCAAGAATACACGCCATGGATATAGTTCTGTTGGGTCTTCTCCTGAAGCCATGATATCTGTATTTACTTCAACCATAGGACCAGAAGATAAAGCAACATTATCTAAATATATTCTAGTAGCTGCGTTCATAGTAGCTTGTGAATCACGCATCATTCTAGGTACACCAGTTCCCCAGAATGCGTGTGGGTTTTTCTCATATGGAAAAATAAAGTATGGAATAACTCCACCAGGCAAAGGATTTAATTGTGCTTTAATAACTTTGCCATCAGTAACCCAAATATTAGCACTATACTCTTGAGTTAAATCATCATCGGCATCAAACTCTATTCCAGCTTCTTTTAAATCATTACCATTTAAAGAACCCCAAAATTCTAATATTTCAAACTTTTCTGTCTGAGTGCTTCTATCTTTAACATTAGCTATTTGTCTTCTGTCTTTTTCATGTTGTGCTTCATCGTGATTTCCTTCTGGATTCATCATTATGCATTCATCAATAAGATCAACATTGAATCCTGGAAAATCTTTTAAATCAGCAAATTCTGTTCTTGAAACAATATGTCTTCTAAAAATATCACGCATATCATTTACTGAAGTAGCATGAGGGTCGGGATATAAATCAAAAATAGATACTGCCTCCATCTCTGGTAAAGGACTTTCTTCATAAATTAAATCAAATCCTTCATCTCCTTTAACCCATTTATGATCTTTTTCTATTCTTAGTGTTCCAGCTTTCATAGCTCCCGTACCAAAAATAACTTGCTCCATAATAGCGTCTTTCATTTTACCTTCTAAATTATTTTCTAACGCTTGATCTAAAATAGCTTCTTCCATATTTTCAACTCTAAGAGCTGTCTCTTTTTCAATTTCTTCTTTAAGCTCAGAAAATCTAGATGCAATTATGTCTTGCACTAAATTAGGGTCCATTACTTCGGCAGCTTGCATAATTTCTAAAGTTGCCTTTTCAGTAAGTTCTTGTTCTAAAATTGGTTGTTTAGTAATAGGGGTTGATTCAATCGAAAAGAATTTTTGTCCAGGCTGAAATAATAAATCGGTAATTCTTGAATAAGCTGCTAATACTTTTGTTCTGGTTAGACCAACATAAACTTGTGATCTTTCACCTTTAGACTGAATCTTTGCTAAAACATCCGGATCATATTGACCCATAAAAGCTCTAAGGTCTTCAATCCAATGATCCTCAATTTCATCTCGAGCATCTTTATATTCTGTATATTTAGATCTTAATAAAGCTCCAAGGGCATCTAATTCCTCTAGCTCAAGCTGAGTAGCTTCTTCTGCTAAAGTAGCTCCTTCAGGTCCTAATTCTTTATTCATAATTTAAAAATATTGTTTCTTTATTCTTTTAAAGTTTTGTCTATGTTTTCTTGGCATACTATTTAAACCAAATAAAGCAATAGCGTATGACATTATTCTATCATCAAAACAGCCTTCTTGGGCATTTGTTATACCTCTAGCATCTACGATATAAGTTCGCAGTTCATCTATTAGCTCTTTATCTACTATACCAGATTCGCCCTGGCGTAGTAAGTGTACTAAGTTATCAATAATTAATGGTTTTGTCTTGCTTGTTGTTAAAAACCCTGCCCGCCTAGTTAATTTATCTACATAAGCATCATCTACTGTTTGTTCAACATAAAGATTTGGATAATTTAATTCTTGTATTTTTCTTACTGTAGTAAGTCCGTGATTGTTTCTTTCTATCAAAGTCCAGGCTTTATTATAAAAATGACCTATTTTGGCAACTATGTATGCCAGATCAAATGGATCGACATGACCGCTCCAGGTCGCAACTTGATTACCTAAATGGTCAAGAACCTGAACACAACTATAATCTCCATGCTCCAAACCCTCTGCAACATCTACTCCCATGCAATACCTGAGAGAATCCTTTGGATTCTCGAAAATTTTTAGAAGCCCTTTTTCATGCGGGATAAACTCAGACTCTCTAACATCGTAGCGTTCAATCGGGGTATAGCATTCAACAGCAGCCTGATCTATGTATTTTGGCTCAACAAATAATCTACCAGTAGTTAAAAATGCTTCTTGCGGGGTGCTAGGATACTCCTGTCTAAATAAGTCTTCCCCCCCTAATTCCTGAATCTTTAATCTCCGAAACATTATTTGCTCATCATCTAGATTAAACATAGTCTTAATATCTTGTTCTTCAGGCTCTATTTCAAAGTATGGGTCCACTTTTCTACGATACTCTGACATTGTGTACCAAGGAATAAAACATATATCCCACTCTCCTTCCCCCCGCAGTGCTCTCATACAAGCATCATAAAACCATCCTCCCGCTCCATTAGCAGTAGATTCTAATAATATTTCTGACTCTGCTTCTGGTACGGTCTGAAGTAACCCGGGGATTATGTCCGCATTCGGATAAAAGGCTACCTCAGAGCCGTGTAAATAATTAGTTGTCCAGCCACGACCAACCTCGCCTGTTCGGGCTGTAGCTATTCTCCAACGAGATCCATGGGTAAAAGCCATAGAATTAGTAGTAGATTCTTTTAAGTCGGGGGTTACTAATGGGTGGGGTAAGTTGTCGTAAAAGTTTTTTACCATACTAAAAATAGCTTTAGTAGATTCATTAAGATGTGAAACTACTACAGCGTTTTGATTTTGTGCTGAAACTGTCTTCCAAAATCCTCTTGCCTGGCAGTAGGTAGATATCCCTGTCTGACGAGATTTTAAAATTAACATTCTCACTCTGCCATTTTTTTTATATTGTTTCCTTATTTGTTTGTCTAGTTGGGTCTGTGCTTCGTTAAATTCTAGTGGAATTAGCTTTCCTTGTTTATTTATAATTTTTAAACAGTTTTTAGCGTATTGACTGAGATTCGTTTTAAAGGTATTTATAATTTTTTGTATTTTATTTTTTTCTGTTTGGGTTTCCAAAATTACATACCCCCCTTAAGGTCATAGGGGATATGGGTATATATGTGTATGATGGTACCCTGACCAGCACCCCCCGCCCGTTCATTCATGCGTGCTGTACGGTACGGGGTTCTTATATGCGTGTGAGGTTTGGGTATGAGATTTATGCTCATTTTATAGAAAATAAAAGAAAAAAAATAAAAAATAAAACTTACAATAAAGAATCCCCTAGTTTAGGTGATCTGCTTTTTCCTCTAAATCGAGGGTATCAAACCATGAATCTTTCATAGATAGTTCAAGCTTCTGACTTGAGTCAATCATCTGATAGTATTTCATTAAAAGCTCTAGAGCCTTTACACGGGAGCCTGCGGTATGACCCTGAACATCTCCTAATGCTTCCTCTTTTAATCGCTCTATGATGTCGTCATGGTCTTGTAGGTTGCGTTCTTTTGATTCCGATAACTCTTTTGCAAGCATTTCGCAGACTTCATCATCATTCATCAGTCTGTGCCCTTGATTGTATGCACTCTTTTCTGAGTATCCAGTTCTCTTTGCTGATTCAGTTGCGTTCTTTGTCACAAGAAAATGCTGAACAAATTCAGCTTTTCTTTGCTTCATTGTCTTATCTTTGATTGCCATTGTTATTACCTCTTATAGCTTGATATAAGTGTACACCATTTCTTCAAATCTTTTAAGCTCATAGTGTACTTCATCATGTTAGTAGCAAGGCACACTAAAGCAATATTTTGCTTAGTGTAGCCTTTGCTATTATCAACTCTATCTATCGATATGTTTGCTAGATGTTTGCCTGTGCCATCCTTTACATGACTCATAGTGATACCTGTATATGCACACAGTCCCTTTTGCTTCTCATATACTTTGTGTAAGTCTTCTTTGCTTATAGTAAATTCATGTGTCTGCTTTCTTCTATGACTTAGCTGATAGTATAGGTTGTTTATATACGCATACGGGCATTGACTGATTCTTTTTCTTTTCCCCGATTGTCGGCAGGTTCGGCAAGTTCTGAGCCTATAGCCCTTTGTGATCTCAAATTTGGTTATGGGTTTTCTTTTCCCGCAGTTTCGACATGATCTAGTTTTATGACCAGTCGTATGGGGTTGTGTCTTTAACTTCAAGTTCAAAGCTTTCAACATCTTTTAGAATCTCTCTAAATTTATCCATAGCAACTTTACTAGCAGAAACAGCGGTTTGATTCTTCATAAGACTACTGCCAACTAATAAACATCCGTGGCTATCTTTCTCGGGAAAATTTCCAACATGAAATAAAATGTAAGTTCTATCGGGGACATCACATACTTCAAATGTTTGTCCAAACTTTTTACTTGTATATGCCTTACAGTTATATGTTCCTAGTGGGATACAGCTGATTTCTTTTTTATTCCCCCGCCATGGTCGCTCCGCAATAAAAAATACTTCATCTTTAACTGTTAATTTTCCTAATGTTCCATCAGGAAGATATGCGAATCTTTCTAGTGAAGCTTTTATATTATTTTTAAAGAACATAGATTAATGCTCCCGCAACACCAACAATTAAAGCCCAAATGAATCTTTCTAGCCATCCAACATAAACATTACCCTTTGACTGGGAAGCTTCAAGGGTTCTTAGTCTTACTTCATGATCGGCTAGATCATCTTTTTGACTTATTATTCTTTCTTCAAGTCTTGGTAAAATAGAAGTCAGCTTATGTACCTCCTCCATTTTCTTTTCAAGACTATCTAAACGCATTTCTAAGTGTTTTAATTCCATTTATTTAAATTATTTCAATAGTATGTAATGCACTAAAGATACAGAATTGGGACAAATAATGCCACTTAATTAAAAAAATAATCAAATTAATTCTTGACACTACATATAGTGTACCCTTACTATTGTAATCAATGTTTACATTTTTAAGGAGAAATATGAAAAAGAATAAAACATCAGAATACCAAATGATTAAAAAGATAATGGAAGTTATCCCTGAAGCAGAGCCTGTAAGAGATAGTGACGACTTAGACTTTGGGAGAATTTGGTTTAAGGGCTCTTATAATGAAGTAGATGGTCAATACATCTATTATGATAATCATGTCGAACAGGTCTTACACCCTAAACTTGAAGCTTTGCTTAAAGCTAATGGTTGGGATTGGGAGCCATATGATATGGAAAGTGTAACAGCATACTGCTGGCGAGCTTCAAATAAAACTATTTATGAAGAAGAAAAAAGTTTAGAAGACCTTATAAGGGGGGAGCTGTAGAAATCATGAAAAAGATAGATTTTAATTTAGACGGTATGCATAGAGATACTTACGGAGAGGGTAACAGAGCTTATCAACTCCGTAAGGCTCATTGTGATGTATATAGTAAAGATGGCATAGAGCTATACTTTTCTTATGAAACTTTAGTAGCTTTCAAGGTTCCAGGCTATCAGCTTGTTTCAGTTGAAAACTGCTGGGGCACTACAACAGGCAAGCACCTTAATTGGATAGGTGAGCCTAAGGACACAAGATTATCTTTTAACGACTTTAAGACAGTAGCTAAAGAATATCTTGAGCCTTATGAAGGGGGAAAAGGTTTGAAGGTGTTGAAAGAGGGGGTTCTAGATGGCTCTTCTGCTAGTGATCAATTAAAGACTGTGGGCATGGTGTCAGCTATGTTTGATCTTATATGTGCAGATGATAAAGAAGCTTCTGTTAAATATAGGAAAAACTTTTATAAGAATGTTGACGGTCTCTTTTTTCCCCCCGATTGGGATGAGCTGACTACTCAGGAAAAAGATGAAAGACTGTCAAAAGTGGATAGCTTTGCTATCAAGGGGGACAACAATGGTTAATGTATATGAAAAAGCTCTTGAGGTATTTAACTCAGGGCTATTCCTTCAGATGGAAGGAAGCTTCGGCAGATACTATGTTAATACTTATATTGATAGTGGGATCATAAAGACTACCAATGATAAGGGCAGATATATAACTGACGGCTATGGTCGTCAGTTTTATCTGAAGAAATTCTATATTGATTATGATCGCATTGATTATCTTACAGATTGTGATCCTGATTTTATTGAAAGCCTAGAAAACGGAGGTGAATAATGGCTAAACCAAAAGAACTATATGTAGGTATAAATAAATTAACTTTTTGTCTATATGACGAAGAGCTTAGAGCCAACAGATTTAGAGGAGATTAATAATGACTGACATATTTAACTTTGTTATGGGTGTTGCTATCCTCATAATCATGGCTTACTTTGTGTGGGTTATAAACTTAATAAACCATGGAAAAAAATCTAGAAAGAGTGTGACCAACTGTGATGAGGCGGACAAATGAAGTGTACAGAATGTAAAAACAAAACCAAAGTTTTAGATACAAGACCAATGGCAGATGGTAGAATGATGAAAAGACGGAGAGAATGTTTAGCCTGTGGCTATAGGTTTACAACCTATGAAGAGGCGGACAAAAGGAGGTCGAAATGACAAATTATGAGGCTATTATGATTGTTGAGGGTGTTAATGAACCCAAAAACAGAAAGCAATATTTAAAGGCTTGGCAGATCTTAGTTAATACTGGTATGGCTTGGAGATTGCAGGGGTGGTTTGGTAGAACTGCTGAAACCATGATAGAAAATGGGGACATACTCAGCAAAGAAGATTGGGAAATTGAAGAGAAGTTTAAAGACCCTCGCAACTTCATAACTTAAATTATCTGTCAATAGATAATTAGAAAATAAACCCAAAATATAAGTTGCTTATTCATTGAATGAGCAACTTTTTTTTTATAAGATTGAAGGTTCCATGTTAGTAAAAGAATTAATAATAAAAGTAGCTAGAGAATTAAAAAAAGACAATAAAAATTCTTATCAAGATGAAAATTTATTAACTGGATATCCTGAAGATTTATCAAAAGAAGATGTAAAAAAAGCTTTACTGGTAGTAGCTTGTGTGTCAGAAAATGTGATTAATTTATATTAAATCTATTTCTTTTAAAGCTTCTTCAAAGTTGTTTCCAAGTGATGACCACTCTGTATCTCCATGAAGCTTATACACCCAACCACTAGCCTTATGTTTTTTGCCATATGGGTTTTTGGGCACCCATTTTAAAGCAACCCTATCAAAACCCCTTTCTTCAAATCTAGTGTTTAGTTCTTCCTTTTTGCTCATAAATTGCTTTCCAATAAGTTTCAAAAATAGATCTAAAATTTTCTAAAGTTATAAACTCTTTTTGAGTTTGAATATAATCTTCGTATGCTTCTTTAAGTTGTTTTTCTGTATAAAGCAACAACATGATTTTTTATTTTTTAGATTTTGAGAAAAACCCTACTACTTTTTGCCAAAAGTTTTTCATAGCTTCCCATAAGCTTACAAAAAATTTTTTTACACAATTCCAAAATTCAAATAGCCAATTCATTTCTTTTTCGCTCCTTTATTTTTTTTCTTTTTCTTCTTAGGTGGTCTTCCGACCCTTGTTCCATATGTTCCTCTTCCGTATGGCATTATTTTTTCCTCCAAGATTTTTTAGCTTTTACTTTAGCTTTATTAGATAACTCTCCGTAATGAAAGAGCTTCACACTACTAGAGCTGTGTTTTGTTCCAGAATGTAGCGAGCCATCAGGCATTTTATGTGTGCCACCTCTGTGGAGAGTTCCGTCTTTTTTGTAATGATTAACACCTTTCATTTTTAAATATCCTTACTACTCTATGATACACCATATTCTTCATTCCTTTGAGAGTTTTATTGTGTTCGGGTAATTCTTCCCATGCTTTTTTTCTTTCTTCCCGTGTTGGAAGTTCTGATATAGTTTGTGGCAACCTCATTTGCATGGCTAACAAATAGATTAGTTGATGATATTTTTTGGGAACATCTTTGATGTAGTCTAGTCTTTCTTTGTGTCTTTTAATTTTGCTTATTTGATTTGCATACCTAAGGGTGTCTATTTGACCCCAAGTGTCTATGTGTTTCATTTTTTAGAATATTCTAATTCAAGAAGTATCTGTAAATAATGGATAGCTTTTTCTATGCACTCTTTACCGCTTTTGTGTTTTAGTTTGTGTCTAACAATATATTTAATTGCTGAACTTTCACAATAATTTAATTGATTTCTTTGACAAAACTCTACAACTTGAATTGGAAAATTCTTGTAATGATCTCCACCAATTTGTTTCTCTAATGGTTTTTTCATTTATTTCTCCTTTCAATCTCTCTTTTAAGCTTTACTTTAAGTTTGGGTTTTGTCCTTTCATCTTCATATACTTTTTCTATGTCTTTTGTTGTCATATTTTTTAAGTAGTAATGAACAGTAGATATTATTCCTGTTTTTTTATTTCTTATTTTTTCTGATGGTTTAAATTTCACCGGCATTTTGTAACTCTTTTATTATCTCTTTTGTTTTTTGTAGTAGCTGACTTTCCTTACCATATCTTCTTTCAAATTCTGTTTTAAAAGGGTGTCTAGAAACACAAGTACAATTATTAATGCCCTCCCTATGGTGTTTATAACATAATGGAATAGTGTTTAAATGAGCCTCCTTTTTAGTCTTACCGTCAATATGGTGGATTTCTGCCGGAGAGTTACACCCATAAAATAACCTACAGACTATACATCCCAGACTTGCTATTAAGTCCATCCATTTTTTTTCTTCCTTGTTGGGGGTTCTGCCTTTCATATTCTTTTTTTAATTGATCTATGTTTGCCTCAACATAGTCTTTGTATTGTACTGTACTTTCCCCGTAAGACCTTCTTTCAGATGAACATTCTTCCCATTTCCTAACAGTAAAATACTTAAAGTTATACTTCATATCTTCATGCTCCATATCTACTTCTCTCCATTCTTAGATTAGCCATTTTAGTTCTCCATTCTTCGAACTGCATATCAACAGCTTGTTTTTCTGTTTGTAAAGCGTCAAGCCTTGCTTTTGCTTGTGCTACCTCTAATGAAGCCTTGTAATATTCTTCTGAGGCTTCAGCTTTAGACTTTTGTGCATTGTATGAGCGTTCCCCATCATCTTTGGCTAGACACAACTGAACCCAAAATACTTTTTTAAGATTAGCCTCAGACTTAAGCACATTAACTCTTGCTTCTGATATTTTAGGAACAATGTCCCTTAGTTGTTGATGAAAGTTTTCAGATTTGTCCATATTCTTTTCTCCCGAAAGCAGATTCCTCAGGGTCAAGAAACTTAGAGTTAGAGCCATCAAAAAACAATTCAAACTCTCCCATTTCTCCTAACCTATTCTTTCTAATAATAACTTCAGCAAGCCCTGTTTCTAAAGAATCATAATATTCTGGTCTGTATAACATTATAACCATATCAGCGTCTTGCTCTATGCTTCCGCTGTCCCTTAAATCCGAAAGGACTGGTCGCTTATCCGTTCTCGTCTCCACACCCCGATTTAGTTGAGACAACGAGATCAACGGACAGCCAATATCTTTCGCCAGTCCCTTCAGAAGATTTGAGATATAGGTCATAGAAGCTGTCCTACTATCAGAATTACTTGGTGCCTTGTTTGATGTCATTAAAAGCTGTAAGTAATCAACCACTATCAAGTCTATATCTGTAACTGCTTGAATTGCTTTAGTTTTATTTATTAATGTTTCTATTGTTATTGGAGACTTGTCATAAACATACAGCTTTGATGAGGCAAGCTGATTTTTTTGCTCCTCAAATTTTTTCCACTCATTTTTGTTTAGGTTCCCTGTTATAAGTGAATCCATACTTAAACCAGACTGTGAGCTAATTATTTTTTTTATTAGTTGCTCGTTTGTCATTTCTAAACTGAAAACTAGAACGGTTTTACCTTTCAGTATGTTGTTTGTTGTTATGTTAAGTGCCCAAGTAGTTTTTCCCATGCCTGGTCTGCCTGCCACAACAATAAGGTCTCCATCCTTAAAGCCTTTTATTTTTTCATCTATTCTTGAAAAGCCTGTTTTAATTAACTTGCTATTCATTAAGTTGCTGTTTTTTAGTTCTTCTTTTACTTTGTCTAAGACATCCTTAACAGGAACTGGGGAGCCAGTGTTTTTAGTAATTTTATTATTAATAAGAAGATTATTTACCTTATCAACCTTTACTTCTATAGGGTCATTCTTTGATACTATTTCAGGAATTTTTTCAGAAAGTTTCATTAGCTTGTTGTTTGCTGTTTTGTTGTGCATTGCTTTGATCCATGATGGAAAGCCTGCTGGGGTTATACAATATGCACAAGCTTCTCTAATTTCTTCAAACACAAAGTCATCATTTATGTAGTTTCTGATTGTTACAATGTCAGAGGCTTGCTTCTCAATCATAATCTCATAAGCCTTTCTGTATGATGAGGTTTCAAAATCCTCTGGTAGTAAACCCTCTTCCTGTGCCTTCTTAAATCTTTTGTGGTCAAGTGACATTGCTCCAATAAGATTTGCTTCTAGTTCGTATATTTCTTTATCCATATTTCCTCTCAATAATTGCATCAAATTGGTTTATCCCTAACATAGTCATAAGTGTTGGCTTCTTATCCCAAAAAGATCTAATCCATTTTTTATGACCACTACTATTAGCTATTGAAAAATATGCTTCCCAAAAATCTTCTTTTGTTAAATCTATTTTCTCCCCCGATTTTGGTGAGGTTATTCCTTTTCTACTTAAATCTTTTAAAACCTTCCACCTTGGTTCAGCTTTATATGTATTAACGCTGTGCTGATAAAAAACATTGTCTGTTTTTTGTTTGTAAATTTCATTTATTTGTTCCAAACCTAATATATATTTAGTTTTAGTATCTACTTTAGTATTATAGCCACCTGTAGGCTGGGTATAGCCAGCTCCTGACCCCCCTAATATTTCATACATATTACTTGTGTTGTCTCTTCTATCCCAACCTATTAAACCTAAATCTTTTAATTTTTTTAGGTTGTCTTTTATTGCGGACAGAGAGAGCCCAGTAAGCTCTGTAAGTTTTTTGTGGGATGGGTAAGACCTACCAAACTCATCAGAGTAGTTTGCTAAAACAATTAGCAAAAGTTTCTGTGTAGGTTTTACTTCAAACTTTAAAACTTTTGTTATGTATTCTAGTGACATTTTTTTCCCTCATATTTAGATTAAACAATATATATTAATCATTGTAAAGTATTGCATTAAATTAAAACAAAGTTTACAATTTACTCTGGAGAAAATAATATGAAATTACCTAAAATAAATTCTGCTTTACAAAGCATACAAAAACATATGTTAAAAGAAGGCATTAAAGCTAATGCCAGAAATAAACAGATGGGTTATGAATATAGATCAATAAAAGATATTTATACCGCATTCGCCAAACCTTTGTCTGATAATAATGTAATTTTATTACCACAAGATGTTAAGGTTTCAACAAAATTTTTAGAAGATAATAAAAATTCATTAACCAGAATAACTGGAACGATGAGGTTTTATTGCACAGAAGATGGATCTTGGGTGGACAGAAGTTATGAAGGGCATAGCAAGTCTGCACAACAGAAATGTTTAGAGGCGGCTAAAAGTTTTGCACTTCGTAGTTGCCTATTAGAAACATTTTGTGTTCCTTTTGAGGGGATGACAGAGCCAGAAGAAGAAGCACATATTGGTAATGAAGAAGAAGCACCAGCTGTTGAAAGGGTTTTTGATGAAGTGAATGAAATGGTTCAGGAATTAAAAGGTGCTAAGAGCATGGAAGAAGCAAAAGGTATTTTTGCTAGACACGACAAAGCGGCAGAAATCTGTGGAGATAAAGCTTTACAAGTAAAGTTAAATGTTGCTTATGCAAAATGGAATGAGGACAAAAATAATGCAAATTAAACAAGGTTCTGCTGAATGGCACCAGCAAAGAGCAAACAAAGTAACAGGGTCTAGGTTTCCTAAGGCTGTTCGAGAAGATGCTTGGACCAAGGGCGATGAATGGGAAGCTTTGGGAAGAGACTTATATAGAGAAGCCAACGGGTTAAAGCAAGACCCTTTCGATGAGAGAGCCCAACAAGCAATTACTTATGGAAAAGAACATGAGCCTATTGCCATCAATCATTTAAAGTCTTTGGGATATCAAATAAAAGAAGCATCTTTTGTTCAGCATCCAGATCATGATTGGTTGGGTATGTCTCCAGACGGCATCATAAAAAAAGGAAGAAAAGGCAAGGTTTCTGCTGTTGAGGTAAAGTGTCCAGTAACAAAGCTAGTAACTAATGTTAAGGAACAAAAAAGAAATTATTGGCACCAAATGCAACTAGGAATGGAAGTAATGGACATTGAAGAAATGTTATTTTTTCAATGGTCCCAAACCGGAGACCATGTTCAGGAGTGGGTTGAGAGAGACCCTCAATGGGCTAAAATCTATTTACCTAAAGCAAAAGAATTTATAGATTGGTACAAAGAAAAATCCAAAGACCCAGAATATATTGCAAGGTGGGCTCAAGATAAAGAGGCTCCAGGAATAAACTATAAGTCTGTTGAGGAAGATAATAAAACTTTAGAATTAGCAGAAATATTAAAAGAACTAAAGGAAATTGATGAGAGGAAAAAAATCCTTGAACCAAGAAAAAAAGAGCTTTCTACGGAGTTGATAAAACAACACCGTGGAGCCTTTAGTACGCCCAGAGTTAAGTGTCACATGACACAAGCAAAGGGTCGTGTAAACTACACAAGACTTGTTAAAGAGGAAGGTATAGAGTTTGACATTGTAGAACGCTACAGGGTTGAAGGAGATGCAAGAATCTACACAAAGCTTTTGGAGGAAGAATGAAAGAAGAAAAAAAGTCGATTAGTGCAAGAATACCTGAAACTGTAGTTGATGTTATGGAAAAAACTAGAACTACCCCAGGGCACAGATTTTATGATCGTAAAAATGCTTACATCGTATCTAAAGTGTTACAAGACTGGGCTAATCTCGAAACAGATGTAAGGGAGGAATAATATGTCTGATTATGATAATACAAATAGAGGAGCTATTTGGAAAAACGATAAGAAAGAAACTGAGAAACACCCAGACTTTAAGGGTGAATTGAATGTTGATGGGGTGCTATATTGGGTAAGTGCTTGGAAAAGATCTCCTGGTGCTAAAGATAATGCTCCTGCTTTAAATTTTAATATAACCAAAAAAGATGCAGTCCCAGCTTCATCTGAACAATCTTTGACAGAAGATATTCCATTTTAAAAGGAGGAATAATGGTAAAAAAAGAAAATGAAAAAGTTGTTGAAAGTCCTCAAGTAGGGGAGCCAAAAGAAATAAAATTGTTTCGTAATGGAGAAATGAGAGTTTATGAGACTTCTTCACTTTCTCAAGAAGCAAGAAGGTCTTTAGCTCAACTAGAATTGGATAGTAGAAATGTGATGCCAATACTTAATAGGATGGCTTATTTAGCAGGCTTAGGTATGCAGGTTTTAGATCAAGAATTAGAGTCTAAATTACCTGAAAAATATGAGGTTGTTAAAAATCCAGATTCTCCTATACAGGACTTGCAATCAAAAGGTGATACTGTAGAATCGAAAACAGATAAACCAAAAGAAAATGGTTCTATTATCACATAACAAGAATGAATGCCCCCACAAAGAGAGAGCTTTCATCTTCTGAAAGGCTCTCGGAAATAATAGGCGAGGTGACACTATCAGATTCACCTTGCGGGGGTCCTTGCTCTGTAACTTGGGGCGATGAAATTTGTATAACCTGCGGCAGAACTTATATCGAAGTTCGAGACTGGAACAATATGCCAGTTATAAGAAAAAAACTTATCAATATAAAAAATGCTTCTAAAGGCTACAAAATAAAACAAATAAGATTGCAAGAGGATCGATGGGAAGAAATAAAAAAAATGGAAAACATTGATAACCTAAACATAAAAGATGTGATAAAAAGGCTTGTACAAGTAGCTGCTTGTTCTTCAGGAATAAACGAACAAGACCAAAAATGTATTGAAGTTCTTACCAGAATAATCGCATCAGACCATAAATTTAATGACTTATCCATTAAGTCAATTATGTCTGAGAATGACTACACAGAAATTAAAAATAAGTTCGAGTGAAGCTTTTCAAAGGGACCTTGCGACAGGACAAGACCTTGAAAATAAAATTTTAAAATCTATACAAAAAAAATATCCCTGTGCAGTTTTAGTTCCTGGGAAATTTAAACCCTACGACATTTTTGTTCCAGGAAAAGATTTAAAAATAGAAGTTAAGTTAGATTACAAAAGCCAAGAAACTGGAAACATTCTTATAGAGCTGTTTATGTTTGGAAAGCCATCCGCCTTACTAACAACAGAAGCTGATTATTGGATAATTCATACTGGAAAAGAAGAGTTGTGGACCACCCCAAGAAAAATTTTTGAATGCATTATTCTTAACAACATTCGCTCACAAAAGATTTTAGGCAAAGATGATGATAAAGAAAAAGAAGCTTGCTTAATACCAACAAACATATTTAGAAAATATGTGCTTGACAAGTCAATGTAATTTATGTTTATAATGTTTACAGGGAAATAAATTATGAAAGCTTTTGAAAAGCATTTTTTAAGAAATATAGAAAATAAAAAAGTTCAATTAAAAAAGGCTAAAGATAGGGTAGAAAAGTACGAAGTTCAGATAAAAGAAGCTGAAGATTTTTTACAACTAGCAAAAGAAGGTAGGGGATTATGAAAACTTGGGCTGATGCAATAAAAGAATATTATAGATTTAATAAAATGGGTAAAAATGATTTTTCTTTTAGAAAGTATTTTGATCCTTTGCTAGAAAACAAAGACATTAAATCAATAAGTAAACAAGACATAGCTATGATTAAGTCTGGTATTAAAGGGAAACCAGGAACTGTCAATAGGTATTTAAGTTACTTCAGGGCTATACTAATGTATGCCTATGAAGAGTTAGGGTGGTTGGACAATTCACCTGTTATTAAAAAAGTAAAGGAGCCCCTTAAGAAAACTAAGTATTTTACTCTGGAAGATATTGATAGGCTTTACGGGCATTTGCCTAAACATTTAAAAAAACCTTTTATATTTTCCCTCCTTACTGGGGTGAGAATGTCCAACTGCTTTAATTTAAAATGGGAGAACATACAAGAAAATCAAATAGCCATAGACGGAACAGAAACAAAAAATGGAAAAGGTTTATGTGTTCCATTAAATGAAAAGTGCAGAGAGCTTCTAGATTCAATTAAAAACTCAACCCCTTATGTATTTACCTATTCTGGAAGAAAAATGCGTAGAGCGTCTAATACGGGCTGGTACAATGCTTTAGAAAAAGCAAACCTTAAAGGTTTCCGATGGCACGATATTAGACACACCTGGGCAACACACCATGTACAGAATGGAACACCTTTACACACCTTACAACATCTTGGAGGTTGGTCTAACCCAAATATTGTTAATAGGTATGCACATTTGTCAAAAGATTACTTAAATGACGCTTGTGAGGTTAGTAATACTCTGGTACCTTAGAAGACAATTCATATTATTTTCCATAGACGGGGCTAGTATATATATCCATATTCCCTCACAGTATGATTTTCTAGTCCCGTTTATTTATCTGGGTAATATTTTTCTAGCTTGTTCGTTATATGTTCTATAAAGAAGATATCTTACATCTTCTATATTTTTTATTGCTTGAATATATGTTGCACGGTCCATATGTTTCTTAGCTTTTTCTATTTCTTTTTCTTGTTCTGCTAGCTTAGTTAGCTTTTTGTCTATTTTTTTAAGAAGTTTGTCAGCAGCCAACCATCTCTCATCAAAACCTGTTCTTTCTATGTAGGATTTAAGAGCTTCACCACCATGTTTCTCCGCATACTCTTCATAAGAATTAATAACTCCTGATCCAGGTTTATCTGGAGTTCCTCTTAAAAATTCTTTATATTCATAAAATTCTTTTGCATCTGTCCAATCTACCGGTTCTGCGGTTAAAACTCTTACAAAAGGAAGATCATTTAATACAATTTCTTCTGATTCACCAATAGTTACTTGATCGTATAATTTTTCACTTAAAGAATATGTTCTTTCTGCCATAGTGTACATTCCTCCCAAATATGATTGGGCTAAGAATTTAAGAATATCAGGGCTTATATTAATGGATCCAGCATCTGCGGGACCTCCACCAGAAGCTTCATTTAACCACATTGTAAACTCTCTATAAAATTCTTCTGTTGTTCTTTTCTTAACAGCTGACTGTGGAACTTTCCCACCATAAATTTGCTCTTTATACACAGGAGCTCCTGTCCAGGTTTCATTAACTTGAATATCATAAAAAGGCTGTAGCACAGAAGGTATGATAGTTTTTACAGGATCAATACCATCTTCTGATCCTCCTACAGCTACAGGAGCAAATGCTGTAGTAACTAGACCTGTTATATCTTTTGCGGTTTCTATTATAGTCCTTCTGTCGTAACCGGCTGTAGAATCAGTGCCATGCTCCACTCCATACCTACCTAAATTAAAGAAAATGCTGTATCCATAAGGCAGAGGAATGGATATTGCAAATGGTTTTTTATTAACTGACCAAGTTCTTGTTACTTTATCAAATACAGGCTCTCCTTCTTCGTAGCTTACTCCAGGAAGCATTATAATTAAATTTCTTTCTTGTTCATGCTGAGGAATTTTGTCTATGTATAATTTCCCGTCATCGTCTTCGCCAGAAACTAGGGTGTTGTATAAAGCAATTAAACCTCCCAAGCTAACTGCACCACCCATAACTGCCATCTTAGCTCTTGAGATAGGTTTATATGTTATAGAGCCGTCTTCTTTAAATCCTACAGGAACCATTCCTCTGAAGAAATTTACTGATCCTTGTACTGAGGCATTAGCAAAAATATATAATGCATTTACCGCAGGTCCTAATTTTCCTGACCTGTTAAAGTTAATTGTCAAATTCTTAGCCATGCTTGCAGCATCTTTAAAATCTTGTGGTGTTGCTTTATCTACTCCACCCACTTCTTCGATCCAGGCTTTAAAAACAGCAAACCTTGGAGCGTTCTCTACAGCATTGTTAATTTTTTCTACCAATCCAAAAGTTGCTTTAAATACTGTTCTTGGATTTAAATTTTTACCTGAATGAGCTTCTGATAAAATTTTCATTTCTTTCTCTATTTCATCTAAATCTCTTGCATTAATGTACCCTGTTTGCCCACCATACTCTTTAAAGGCTCTAAAATATTTATAATTTTCTGGGTCTTTTTCTTTTAATTTTTCAGTCGTATATCCTTCATGTAATATTTTTAAAATGCCTGGCATTTTTTTAGGAGATAAAGCCCCTGTTAGTTTCATTTCCATAGCCCTACCCATTTCTCTTTCTGTCATAAGGTTATAAAACCCTGCTTGATAGTCTCTAAAAAAATTACCAACAATAAACTCAGGATTTAAAGAAGTGTACATGGTTGATAAAAAGCCTGTAAATCCTCTCATGGTTGAGAGGAAAGGATTAATGTCAGAACTACCCCAAGCATCTAAACCTTTAGCAAGCCTTTCATCTTTAATTACTAAGAAGCGTGTTTGCCCTTCATCCTTATATGGGATTAAAGATTCCTTGCCATCCCAAGAATGAGGCTTATCAAATCTTCCTACATTATCTTTAATATCCCATAGTTTGTTTTCTGGGAAAGCTTTTATTAGTTCTGCTAACTCTTTGTTTATTTTATTTTTTTCTCCGAGAACAACAGACTGAGCCCTTCTTGATACAGCTTGTTCAAAAGGTGATCCAGCTTCTGATAACCTTCCTTTAGCTTCTGGAACTACAGAACCATACAGGCTATTTCCTGTACCTTTTTTATTAGGTGTATCTCCTTCTATGGTATCAACTGAAAAGCCAACCAAAGGAACATAATATCTATAATTTTCCCTCCAATCGGCAATAGAATCTTCAGAGATTAAATCAGTTTCTTTATAAATCTCTCTGGTTTTTTCTTGATATTTTTCTAACATAGAAAATGCTTCTAAAAGGTTTTCCCCAATTTTGTTTGTAGCAGTTGCTGTTAAAGAGGCTTCGTTAAAATCAATGCCCATCTTTTTAAGATTGTCTATTGCATCCTGTGTTTTAATTCCTGATCCACTATCTTTATATTTTTCTACTACTTTTGTAGCTCTAGTAATTTTTCCTTTAGTTGTTATGGCATCCCTGTCAGCTTTTCTAACTATTTCGTCTTTTACAAACTCTATAAACCCTTTTTTAGTTATTTCTTTTCTCTTTAAAAGATCTAAATACTTTTCAAGTTTTAATCTATATGTATCTCCTTTAACAAACTCATCTATCAAAGCTTCAGTTTCTTTTTCTATTTGAGCAATAGTTTTTTTATCAAAATCTAAATTTTTAACTTTATTAAACTTTTCTAATTGATCTACCAATCCTGGTATGTCAGCTGAATATTTTCTATAAATAAAATTATTCCTTTCAGGAGCGTGTAAGTTTTTAAGAAAATCATTAAACTTGTCCTTGTTTAATTTTTTGTCTTTAAGGAATTTTAAAAGTCCGTCTATTTCTTCTACTGCGTCATCTAATTTTGTTTTAACTACACCATGGAAAGTGTCTGTAGATTTAATAACATTTAAATTTTTAAGATCATCAGGTAAATGTGGCTCTAGTAAAGTTGTCCAGTTTTTAAGGCGGTCTAATTTATCAACTGCCCAATACTGTGCATCAGAATAAAAATTAAAAAGCCTTGAATTATCTGCTTTGGTTAGTAATTCAAAAACATCTATTTTATCTCCCTCGGGATCTGGTGGAGGTTTGCTATCAACATCAATCACGCTAAAAGCTTTCTGGTCCACAATCTCCACATCTTTTGGACTAAACATTACATATGTACTTTCTGTCCCTCCCATCGGTCCTCTATGTCTCCCATAAGAAAACACCAACAATCCTTTTATACCCTGCTCTAATAATGCATCCTGGAAAAGATTGTATTTAAGACCTTTAGTTTCTGTAAGATATTTAACATTATCTACTTTTCTCCAAGCAGGGGATGTAAGAGACCCTGTTTTATCTTTTGGGTCTCTAAGAACAATCCATCTATTTTCAGCGTATTTTTTCTCAACTTCTAATAAGTTTCCATTTTCATCAAACCATTCTTGTGCTTTCCAATTTAAGCCTGTGTCTATTTCTTTGTCTCCTCTAATAAACATATTTTGATATTCTTCTATATAACCAATAACACTTGCATCAGCTGAATTAAAATAATCCTCTAATAGTTTTGGGTTGCCCAATCCTGTTTCTTTTAAGTTTTCTATAACATTTAGATGTGCTGTTTTAATTTTTTGATATTGCTCTGGAGTGTTCATGACTGGTTTACCTCTACTGGAGTTTAGGAAGCCACCTGCTTCAATAATCTCTGATTTAGCTGCCTTAATAACAACATCATATAAAAATCTTCTTTTCTCCCCTTCGGAGAAATTTTTTGCATAATCTGGTTTGTCTGTTAGATAAATTCCATAGCCATATTCAAAGCCGCCACCTCTTTTACTCCCAGGCATATGTTCTTTAAACTGATAAAAATCTTTTGGCGATCCGTGAAAAACTTTTATTTTTTGTTGTAATGCGTCTGCTGGGAATAGTGTTTTGTAAGCTTCTTCTCTTAATTGTCTTGATAGTTTTGGATTAGTGTCTCCTCTTGGTATTGGCATAACCGGACTATTAATAGCAAAAGTGCTAGAAAGTGTTAACTTCTGAAGTAAATTTTCTGGTTTATATATCCATCTTTTTGTAAGAGGGGATAATGGGTCTAAAAATGCTTCTATTGGGGTTTCTAATAAACCAACCTCTCCTCCTTTAAGTAATTCAGGTTTGTAAACCTTATCCCAATTATCTCTTTTTATAAGTATAGGCATTTTTTTAACACCAAAAGAAGCTAATAAAACAGCTCTATGCCTACCTTCATGACCTACCACCTTGCCTTTTTTATCAATTTCTACATATGGGGCAAAACCCATATTTATATCATCTCTTCTTGTATCAACCTCCCAATACTCTCCCAGCCTTTCAACAGCCTCTTTTTCAATAGCTTTTTTGTGTGCTGGGTTATCAGTTGTGAGATCTAAAAAAGTATCTGGGTCTATGGTTGTTACATAGGTATCTGGAAGTTGTGCTGTATTTTCATAACCAGGAACTTTTTCAAACCATACACTGGTTCCGGCAAGTCTCGCCATGTCTTGTGGAGTTAATACTAGATTATCTTCTATGTATATTCCATAGCCTTTCTCCATTGTAGGAGTGATTGTTTTATCTACAAGTGAAAGGGCAGTGTCTTTTAGTCTTTGATTTTGATTCCTTGATTCTTCAAATAAACGACTAAGTTCTTGTACACTTGTTCTTCGTTCATCCCTGGATTTACTTGAAAACCTACCAGAGTCTTTGAGCTCTTGGATTCCTTCTTCTGTTTTTGTTTCATTAAATGTTCCTAAATCAAATATTGCAATTTGTTGGGCTGCTTCAGCAGTATATAATGCATCTTCTTTTTTATCAAACACTATTGTAGCGTCTAGGTAGTATTTGCCATTATCAGGATTAAGCCAACCACCTGCAAAAACGGGTTGATCCATTTCTTTTGCTAAATCAGCTACATTTTTAGCAAACTGTCTGGCATCTTCTTTTGTCATTCCATCTTGATCTACAACTAGCTCAAGTGCTTTTATTGGAGAAACTGCAAAGCCGCTTGTAGGAGATTCTAGTGTTATTGGATCAAAAGTAAACCCTTCTGGGTTTTGTTTAATAAAGTCTAGTAGGGCAGTTGTGTTTACTTGTTGAGATGTCTGTACTGTAGATCGTAAATTGTCCCTGTCAGTTGTGAGGGTCTGCTCTCCCACTGCCTGACCGGCTTGCTGTTCTTCAAGGCTTGGTCCAACATCTCGATCAATTCTTCTTCTGGCATCGCCTTCAAGATTTCTGCGGGGATCGGATGACCGAAAGACAGATAATAATCTTTCATTTTTTGCTCCAGAGGATTCAACTGATATTGCATTATTTACTTCTTCTATAAATTTGTATGTTTGGGGAGCTTGCTCCCGTAACAAGTCTTTATTAGCATAATACATTGCATAAAGTTGTGCAAATGTTTCTGATTTTACTAAGTCAACTATGCCTTGGTTTTGAGCTTCATAATCTTTAGGGTCCTTTCCTTTTTCTAAAATTTCTTCTCTAGAGCTTATTGAGAATAATTGTTTTAAAGGATAGCCCAACATTGCTGCACTCAGGGCTTTTGAATCTTCTAAGGAATTACTTTCATTTAAATACATACTTACTGCTTCTGCAAGAATCGGTCCAAGTCCAGCATTCTCAAAATCTTGTGAGGTAAATTGATAACCTGGTCCAGTAGATATTCCTGGAAATTTAGAAGTAAAATCATTAATGTCTATATCAAATAACGGTGAGCCTTGAGAAGCAAACAATCCATCAAAACCACTTTGATATGAATCTATATGATGTGCTAGTTCATGAGATAGTATTTGCATAAGTTCATATTTAGCTCCCATAGGGGATTCATAGTATTTACCATCATCTAAATCTTTTAATTGTTTTTCAGAAAGATTAGTTTTTGTTTTCATAGCCTCACCAGTTGTAACTCCAACAGTGGGGTCTAATAATAGGTATTGATTCTTTGTGGAGTAAATTCCTCTTATAAGAACTTTATCTTTATTGTTTTGCCTTACATTTTTAAAAGAGTCTTTTCCGGCAACAAGAATACTGCCTAAGTCATCAAAAATTTCTATAGGCATACCTAAATTAATTAAGTTCAAAGCAGCTGTGGCAACATTATTTACCTCATCAGGTAAAAGATCTCTCATCGTAGCGTATTCTGAATCTGGGAAATTTTTTATTATTTCATTTAGCCCGTTATAATTTCTAGTATTATTCCAAATTTTTTGTTTAATAATCTTATCTCTTACTGCAATAAAATCAGGATCATTGGTGTCATAAGTGGTTTTTATAATAGGTTTTATTTGTTCAGGTATTTTGCTTTCTAATGATTTTTGATAATTATTAATACTTTGCCACATATTAAGGTCTTCTTTAGTTGTAGGCTCGTTGCTGAAATTTGGATTTAATACTTCATTTCCTGATGTTATAACTTTTAGAGGCTCAACTTTATTATCTAATGGATTATTCCAAGAAAATTCTTGAGGTTGTGTTGGAAATTTTTCTTCAACTTGTTCAGCAACACTTTGATTGATTCTTTCATTTTGTTCTCTAGCTTCTGCCCACTCTGGATCTTGGTCTATTGCTTGTTGCCTTCTTCTTTGGTTAATTCTAGATGTTCGGTCAAAGTATTCATCACTTGTTTCTGTTTCCGCCCTTTTCTCCTCTAAGCCTTCTTCTGTAAGTGTGTCTGCTTCCCCTTCTACTGGTGTTATTTTTGGTTTAATAAATTCTTTTTCTAGAATTTTCTGAGCCAAAACTTCTTCTACTGTAGATATATTGTATTGAGCAAACTCTGGGGAAAAAACTGTTTGAGCAAACTCATCTATAGCTTGATGATTTAGTCCTGAGTTATTTACTAATGTTTCAAAATTATCTATAAACTCGTTTATTTTAGGGTCATTCTTATAGCCTTTAATTAAATTGTTTACTTCAGGAGAATAAACAACTTCCCCTGTAGTTATTGCAGAAGAAATTCCTCCAGATGCAATTATTGCTGCTAAAAAAGAGTGTGATGCAACATCCGTTAGTGCCTCGCCTACTGTTGGTCCATCATATAAAGGGTTGTTTCTGTTATCATAAGCATCCTTTAAATTACTTTCTAAATCAAACCAAGCAGTATTTACTTCTTGCAGAACACCATTTACAACTTCCATTCCTACATCAGTTGTTACATCAACAAGACCTCTTTTAAATATATCTGTTACTCTTTTACCGCCTATTGGTCTCATATATCTTAGTACCGGTAATGCTTCTGTCCCAACTTCTAAAAGTGCATTTATGTTTGCATAATTTACTGCTTCGCCATGTGGAAGACCCTGCCTTCTTGCTTCTCCGTAACTTATACCTTGGGTTTGTAGCCCAAAATAACCAAGGATGGTAGTTGTTGTAGGGACAGTAGCTGTTCCTCCAGTTGCAAAATTAAGAGCTATTCCAGAGGCAATTACTGCTGCTGACTCAACACCCGAAGCGGCTATGGAACCATATTCTCCTAAATTTGCATCTTTGTTTCTTTTGTTTATAACTTTTTCAAGGTTCTTCCATTCCTCCTGAAACGCTCTCAGGGCTGGTTCTCGTCTTTTGGAGAATATTTCATCAATTTCAGAATCTTGTTTACCTTGAGCTCTTAACTCTTCTCTCTCTAGATAATTTGGGTTAATTCTTGGAGCACTCCATCTATCCTGCCCATATCCACCACCATACGACATTACTTCTGGAGAATATGAGGCTTCGGGACTTGATACACTTTCACTTATTTGAAATTCAATTCCCTTCCACATTTGTTCAAATCTAGTTCCGATATTTTCTATTCCAGTCCAACCCCAATCTTTAAGATACTTCAAGTTCTCCATGCTAGAATCTGGATACCTTTCATCGGCTTCAGACATTAAGGCTGGAATGCCTCGTGTTAGATCATAACCAAATTCGACAGTTTCGTAAGCTAATTTTTTTACGGGTTGAGCCCAAGTGGTGCTGTCTGCCAAAGGTGTTATAGGGTTAACCCAGTCAAATGATGGTGGCTGGTCTTCAGCGGAAACAGATAAACCTCCAGGACCAATTACTTTAGAATCTTCTTCTTCTTCTTTATCTTCTTCTAGAAATGGCGATTGCCCTGATATTGGAAAAGGGTCCCTGAAATCAAATTTTTCTGCCACACTATAACCCCTTTGCTTCTATAAATGCTGACATGAAAGCTAAATATTTTTGAGAGTCCACCTCTTCCCAAGGGGTGTTGTATAAGTTTTCCCATTGTTGAGCTGCTTCATTATTTAAAGCGTTATAGTCGATCAGGCGATTAGATTGTAATCTGTTTTGTAAAAACAATTCAATTTGTTCTCTTGGAGTATCAAGTCTATGGGGTGTTCCTAATATAAAATAGAAAGGTTGCCTTCCATCTGATATATCATATATCTCTCTTGAACTTGAATAAAGATTATTAACTTCTGCCCAAAGTCCTTCTGGATCAGCATATTTTGAGACCCAAGCATCTTGTAAACCACCTTGACTAGCACCTTCTTTATACTCAAAAAGATCACCACCCATTTTTGTAGCATCTGGTGTTATGTTTATATATTGTGAACCTAGTCCTGGGTCAGCAAAATAAATACTTTCAAGAAAAGCTGACTCTTTATCTTTTTCAATCACTGTATCTAGCCTTGATTTTTCAGCTCGACTCCAAACATCCCCAATATATCTTTCTCCTTCTTTTTTGAGGTTTGTGTATGTTTTAACTAAAGATTCTGAATATCTTGGATCAACATCTTCTGCCCTAACCATTCCTTTTGTAGCATTTTTAAATGTTTCTAAAGCATCAGGGTTATTTACTAAAAACATTGCAAAATCTTTTTCAGCAGAAACTCTATCAACTACATCGGCTATAGATACTGATCCTGCGTCATTTCCTTCAGTGTCTTGTGTTATATTTTTTTGAGCTCTTACATTGTCTGGTAAATATGATGTTAGAGTTTCCTCTACCCCATTAAAATCAACAACAAAATCGCCTTGAATTAACATATTAGCACTGTCTGCTACAGGGTTGTAACCAGAGAAAGAAACATTTTTAATAGTTCCTTCCCTACCATCACTGGCAATAAAATTTTTACCCTCAAAAACTTTAAGCCTTTCACTAAATATTGTTGTTAAAACATCTGAATGATCGTTTGCTATTGTTTCAAAATCTCCGTTTTCTAAATATGGGGCTATTCTTTCCCATCCTTGCCAATATTCTTCACTTACAAATTTTGTAAAATCTAAAGCTTCATTATCTCTTAAATTTACCAGGGTTTCTTCTAGCATACTTGCTGCCACTGTTGGATTAATAGTGTCATTAGATAATAAATTAGATACATTTACTATTTTTCTTAAGGATTCTTGGTCTTTTACATTATTTAGCTTCAATAACTCTACATCCAGGTTAGTATTTGTTATGTTAAGGTTCAGTTCAGAGGTTTTTAAATCGATTCTAGACTTCTCAGTCCTATTTATCATTTCCTGTACTGAAAATGGAATGTCTTTATCGGCAACATTTGTGTAGTCTCCTGGTGTTGCATCCATTAGTAATCGTTCACGCTCCGCTGTTGCTGCTAAACTTTCATAATAACTTGCTCGACTCTCACCTTCTACTTCTCTTAATGTGATTAATCTTTCGTTTTGCTCAAATTCTCTTCTTTTTCTCTCTTCATCAGCAAAAGCTAAATAATAACCAAAACCATCTTTAAATCCTCCTGAAAAGCTCATTAATCAAATATCTTCTTAAGAAGATACCCTCCTGCTATAGCTAAAAGTATGGTTGGACCTGCGGCTGCAATTTTTGCTCCCAGGGTTGCTTCTGCTGTACCAACTGCTGCGGCTGCTTTTTCTGATGCTGTTAATGCTTCTTGCACCCCCTTTCCAGAAGCAAGGTCCATAGCTAATGTCGCTTCATTTGCTGCTGCAATCGATGCTTTTGCTGCTGCATCGGCAGAAGCATATTGAGATGCAACATGAGCACCACCAATACCTCCAGCAGTTCCTACAACATTCATTTCGGCTGCCCTTCGTTGTTCTTTTAATTGTCTGTTAAGACTTTCTCTTTGAGTCTCTAATTCAGCAGCCCTAGTAAGACCAGACAAAGCCTGCTCTTTTTGTCTTCTACCTACTGCTAATAAACCGCCTAAACCACTAGCCACCTATTGTACTCCTTTGTGTCATAGCACTTCCTAAACCACCTGAAATAATTTGATTTCTTCTTTCAACTGATCTCATTCGTGCAAAGTTTTTTGCTGCCACTAAAGCTGAAGTTTGAGATCTTTGATAATCTGCTTGCCCTTGTGGGTTTAAAGACAAACCATAACCAGCCTGCCTTCTTGTTTCTTGACCTCTAACATTAGCGTATTGCTTTGCAACCGCTTCTTGAGCTCTACCAATTTCTTCTTGCTGTAAACCTTCAAAGCCCTCAGTCATTTGATAGATAAGGTCTTGTTCTACTGGAAAAAACCTATTTAAATAATCTTGAAATTCTGCTTCATATAAATCAGCTAAAGTTTCTTGAGCAGCTTGGTCTCCTTGTCTAAAAGGGTTTACATAATTGTATCCTGGGTTTGGAGTTTGCCCACCGTAGCCTGGCTCTCCACCAAAGCCAAAACCTGGATTTGGCATTGAATAAACACCAGAACCATATCCTGGGCTTTGTTGATAGCCTGGTAATGGTAAACCTGTTTTACCACCTGGTCCTAAAATGTCTTGAAAAAAAGCCATTAAGTATTATTTCCTCCCCCAAAATTAGAATTTGGGTTTTGTGAAAGATAATATCCAAAGCCAAGACCTGCTCCAGTTCCGGCTGCTCCTAAGTTTGATGTATATCTACCTAAAGACTGTTGAGCTATTGACCTTCCTCTTTCTTGGGCTAGTGCTCCAACATCACCTAAACCTGACATTGCTTTTCCTGCTTGACCTTGACCCATTGCTATTATATTTTGCATACCCTGATAATATCTATCTAATTGACCAGATAAAGCTTCAGCAGAGCCTCTTCCCATTCCTTGTGCTTGTGCTTCCTGGAATTGTGCTGCTCTGGCTTGGTATTGTCCGCTAGTAGGGTCCATACCTTGAGCAAAAGCTTGAGCTTGTAATTGCCTCCTTCCTGCTTGAAATTCTGGCTGTTGTAAAGCACTAACAAAACCTTCAACTTCTTTAAATGCTGCTGGACTTTTCATAGCAAAAACATCAGACATATATTGATTTTCTAAAGGAACATAATATTGTTGATAAAGATTAAATCTTTGTGCAGCAATAGACGCTAATTTTTTCTGTGCTGCTGTATCTTTAATTGTTGCTGAACCGCCACCGAATGACATTATATTTCTTTCTCCGTTAAGTAAAGTTTTGTTTTATAACCTTTAGAAGATAATGCTTTTGCTAAATTTTCCCAAGGGGTCCAAAATTCTACTTTGTTACAACCTCTCTGTTTCGCCATGTTTTCTATATAGTTCATGTATTTATCTGCTGCATTACCTCTTTTATCATACGCTAACCAAATTAATAAAGACTTAGTATTATTAAAAATACTTAGTTTTTCTTGTAAAATAATAAAACTTTTACAAGGATTTTCTTCTTTAGATACATATAATTCAGCCACATTGTTTATTAAAGCTGTATAAATATCTTCTGGTCTCCAGTCTGGTTCTGATTCATTTTTAATCTCCCAGACTCCTGGAGCTATTAAATCCCAAAAATCTCTAACATCAACTTGTGTTAACATTTTCTTGTAAGATATCACTTTTTATCATTTGTATCAAAGGGTTGGGGCTGTTGGATAAACCACATTTTCAAGTAAATCTCCCTCATTGTAAGAAGCAGGTAAATCCCTTAAATTTTGCCTATAAGTTTGCCATTCAGTTTTTTTAGAATTTGAAAGACCACAATCTGGTAATTGGGTCCAGTCGGACTCTTGAAGTAAAAAATTTCTTTTTCTTCTTAACGCAGGAAACAAGCTTGGAACAAAGGTAATAGCTGATCCGCTAACAATTTTATATTTTTTCTGGTCATAATTTCCTTCAACTATTCCTTCGTCATTATTAATAGCTATATCAGAAAGGCTATCAACTGGGCTCGAACCAGTCCCGCATATTAATCCAGTGCTTTTTTTATATATTGTGTATAACATTATTGTGTATTATCTATTGTTACATACATTGATTGGTATGTTGAGTTATGAGTTCCTCCAACCCAATTAATTCTCCAGTAAACTTGGGACTGTCCTGAAGTCATTCCTGTTAATGTCCCATCCCAAATAAATACATATGTTCTATATGTTCCAGCATCTGATTCCACAACTGGAGTAAGTGATGTCCATGAAGAATTATCAAAAGAATATTGAATTGTTCCATCTCTTGTATCTCCTAATACAGCAGAATAAACAACTCTATACTGAGACCCATTCCTAACATTACTAATAGTTATTGGTAAAAAAGTTGTTTCAGTATTATTTACTTGATCCCCTGGATAAGACCCATCAAATTGAATAGCTTTTCCAAAAACGCTTAATGGTACTGCTGTTCCTGTATGTGAATATATTTTAGAGCTTACATCAGCAAAAAATTTAACATTTAAAGTGTCAACATTAACTCTAGCAGAGTCTAGTTGTCCTGTTGTTATTTTTGCAGCACTAAAGTTTGCTAACTGATCGTCACCAACACCGCCATCTCTAATTATTAAATTTCCACTACCATCAGTATCTAAGGTTACTCCATCAACAGTGATTGAATCTGCTGATAATTGACCAGTTAAAACAGTATCTAATTCAGCAAATGTTCCAGAAAGCTTATCAACACTAAGGCTCCCAATTTTTGCACTTGCTATTGAGCCATTTTGTATGTAACCATCTTTAATATAGACTCCAGCAGGGACGGTTTCTCCATTTAATGTTGTTGAAGAAGTTCTAACAATAAAAGGTGTATAAACATTTCCACTGCCACCATCAGAATTTTCACCAGCAGCAACGCTTGATCTAATAGCTAATTGATCTGCTACAAAAACTATATTAGTTGAAGATGTATTGTTTTGAAGGCTTCCACTACTATCAGCCATAATATACATACCTGCGATTGCTCCGTTTGCATCTACAGATATTCCATAACCAGCTTGAGCAGAAGTGCCATTTGCCACCGCATTAGAAACTGTTGTTATAGAAGAAGTATTTCCATTTACTGTGGCTGTTAAAGCATTTATTGCTGTAGTTCTTGCAGATGTTTCTGTTGATATTGCTGTAGCATTCGTGCTAATGCTTGCTGTGTTGCTGTTTACTGTTGTTGTTAAAGATGAAACATCTGATACAAGTTGAGCATCTCTTGAAGCTACCCATGCATTATTTGCTGCGTTCCTTAAATAGATTTGTCCATCATCTGTATCAATCCATATGTCATCTATTTTTATAGCACCGCCACCACTTCTTGTAGTTGGTGCGGTAGCACTTCTAATAACTTCCATTCCATCGGATATCAAGCCTGTTATGGTTGTATAGCCCGGTAATCCTGATAAATCTTCGCCTAATGAAGTCATCAAAGCACCAACATCTTGGGAGGTTGTTGAATTTACAGGAGTATCATTATGAAACGCTCCAGAAATATCATTTTGGTTTACATGGCGAATCCAATAATATTTTGTTGCTGCATTACCAACTTGATGACTAAAAACAGAAGATGTGGTTTGAGCTAAAAATGTTCTTGAGGCGAAGGAATTACTGTTACTGACATATACTTCTGTATGTGAATGTCCAGCATATGTTGGGTAATCCCAAGAAACTAAAATGTTTTGGAAAGCTCCTGAAGCTGTTACTCCTGTTGGTGTTGAAGGAGTATCAACTCCATCTATATTACTTTCATCTCCTATTACAAAGCTGGACCCAGATCCAGTCATATTAAAATTTTGTTTAGCTATTCCTGTATCAACAAGGTCTTTAAAAGTTACAGCCCTATCTAATGTATTTCCTTTTTCACCTTTAAGCTGTTGTAATGCATCTTGAATAGATTGTCCGAATCTTTTTCCTTCCTGGCTCCAATCTCTGGGAATTGGGAAAGTCCCTCTAGCTTTTGGATTTTTCTTTTTTCCTTTTAGGATGTCATTTGCCACTAGACTATCTCCTGTGGACTTTCATAAACACAAACTTCGTTTATTGTATCTGTTCCCTCCAACTGTATTTCAAATACTTTGGCTCTATACCCTCCTGGTAGTCTAAAAGGATTAGAGTTGGTTACAGTTTTAGTGTGCTTTAAAGTTCCATCAGCGTAAAGTTTAAAAGTTAAAGAAGAATAAGATTCAGCGTCAACTTTAGCAACTCCTGGGGAAAGAGGTCTGTTACTATAAAACTCTTTTGATTTCCAAACATATGATCTTCTAGTAGCTCCTCTAGCAAATTTCTTTAAAAGACCATCAATAACCAAATATAATTCATCATTCTCCCTGTCGTTATATCCAGCAGTAGCATAAAAATCTATATTTACAAAAGCATTCTTACCTCCTCTTGGGTCAAATATAAAGCCTTTTTTTGTGCCATTATTTGAACCATCCCAAGTAAACGCTATATATTTTCCCTCATATTCATATGCCTCAACATTTGTTGGGTAATAATTTGTTTGCCATTGATCTCTAGTAAGTATCTGTTCTGTAATAAGCTGTATCCCTGAATTAGTAGCTAAAACAAGACCATCTGGTGAAGAATAGATTGCATACTCTCCCATATCAACTAAAGATCTTTTATTTACGCATGGTAAATTTGCATCTATTTCTACCATAGCCATAGCACTAGGGTCTGTTCCTGAAGCTAATAAAGGTTTGCCTTTTGTTGTTATTAATAAGCCAGAAGCAATAGATGCTATTGCAACAATATCATCTTTTGTTGTTAATTGATTTGCTAATGGATATGAGTGTGGCAGATATGACTCACTAAAAAGTAAAGTGTTGCCTGAGAATCCAGCAGTTATACCATTAGGCATTGCAGTAATACCTAACATTGGTCCATCTGGATGATCTGCTGAAGTGTCATCTGGTGGTGCTAAATTATCTGAAGACTCTATTTCTTCCCCAAGCAAATCATCTGTAACCGCTTCTGTGGTTGTGCCGGAAGAAGTTCCAGCCAAATCTTTAACAAATCTAAAAACACCATTTACATCTGTTCTATATATTCTTCTTTTTGCTATTGTATAGTTTCCAGATGTTGCTGCTGGCATACTTAAGGTAACAGTAGAACCATTAGCTGCATCTACAATTTCTGAAGATGTTACTACTGAAGGAGGTCCTTCTTCTCCAAAAGTGGTTATTTCTGTATAAATATAAGCTCTTGAACTTGTTGTTGCTCCATCTTCAGCGGTGGCATTATTTACACTAGGAGCAGAAGTAAATGCTGGTGGGGTTGGTAGTCCTAATCTATAACTTGCTGCTGGGAATGGACCTGATCCAGATATTCCTACTGAGGTTGATGTATATTTTGGATAAGTTCCAGACCCTGTAAAATAAAATCTACCTTGAGTGTCTTCTTTAATTGGGCTTCTAATAACATCTACATCTTCAGTAAAAGTAAACCAGGATGTTGAAGAAGCTTTAAATATTGATTTAGTGCTTGAAGATATATGTGATGCAGGATGTGTATTACCTGCTTCAGAATCATCATTAGTATCGATTGGTATCCCTTCTATTCTACCAGCATCTAATAAAACATTCTGAGCATTTTGAGACATATCTTCAGGCAATAGTCGAGGGGAGATTTTTGTGCTTAACCCAGTAAATGTTGTAAGTTTAAATCCTGCCATTTTATTCTTCAGTTGGAGTAAATAGTCCTAACTCTATTAACTTTTTCCTATTAACCATATGTTCTTCTTCGATGTCTTTTTTAGATTGTCCAAAATAAGCAACTGCTAAATGCTTGTCTATCATGGTTTGATTTATATCAGTGCCATCCACAACAACAGTTGCTATAACTCTACCAAACTTGCCTTTAGAATCTTTAAGCTTTGTTTTTAAAACAACTTCATTACCTTCGTCTATACAAGCTTTTAAAAAACCAGCTGCGAGCTTGCCTCTTGCCTTTTCGTCTAAATTTCTTGTTCTAGATTCAGGTGTATCAATACCAAATAAACGAACTCTAGACTTGTAAAGTATTGAAAAGCCAAGATCAATTACACAGTCAACAGTGTCTCCATCAACCACTCTTGTAACTTCACATTTATATTCATACATGAGATTATTTTTTAGATTTTTTCCAACCTCTCTTCATAGCTGCATACGCTTTTTTAGAGACAGTTGATTTACTTTTTGGTCTGCTTGTTCCAGCTTTTCTTCTTTTATTAATATTTCTAACTAATGACATTCTATCTCCTTACCATTTTTTGCAAGACCAATATCTTGCTGTTAGTTTACTTGGAGGGCTAGTATCACACTTGTGTCTTGCCCTAAAACTTTTCCGTCTTGCCGGTTGGTTTTTTTTAATTTTCATATTAGGGTCACCAAAACGAATTAATTTTATTTTATCCTTTACCTTAGCCACTACAGCAAATTTTTTACTTTTTCCTGGAGTTCTTTTAGGTTTGTTATAACCACTAAATTTTTCGCCTCTATATTCAATCATTTCTTTTTCTTGACTAAATCTTTATGCACCATTGTGTAAGCTTCATTCTTTGCTGTAGTTTTATCATCAGCTACATATCTGCCGTTTTCATCACGACTTCTAACCTTAACCCAACCAAAGAAGTTGCCAACTTTTTCCCAAAAACTCATTTGTCCTCCTTTGTATGTGAGGCTCCAAAATAAAAAGATATCACAGCACTAGCTAAACCACCTAAATATCCTAAAACTAAATTTATTAGTGCTTCTGAATTTTGTTCAGGCGGTTGTAAAGTAACCAGAAAGATATAACCCATAAAGCCACCAATAGTTATAAAACCAAGAAATCTAGATGTCCAGTCACCACTAAATTTTGATCTAGCGTCTTGTACATCTTCTGTTTCGAGTTTAAAGATATCAACATCTAACTCTTTCATCTGCACCTCAAATTCTTGCTCTGCTTTTTTAAGCTGCATCATCTGTTCTGGTGTTGCCTCAGCAACAGCCTTTTCTATAGCTTTAGGGTTGTTAGGGCAACCTAAAACTTCACATATAACATTACTAGCCATACCCCCTAAAGGTCCGCCTAATGCTGTTCCGAGTGTTGGTGCTACAGCACCGACAATATTTTTTAATAAATTTTTCATATAAATCCTTACACTGTATATATATTTAAGGGTTTACTTACGCCCTTAACTTTTATTGGTTCTAATAATTTTAACTCAAAATCACATTTTTTTGCAGTAGATTCTGATATCAATATATTTTCCCCAACAGTTTTAGTAGAGCTTTCAAGCCTTGCTGCTTGATTTACTGGCATACCGATTGAGGTCCAATCAAAACGATCTAAACTACCAAGGTTTCCTTGAACTGCTTCACCAGAGCATATTCCCACGCCTATTTCTACACCAAGCCCTGAAGATTTCATTTTATCTTGCATTTCTATAGCACATAAAACAGCAGCTTCTTCATGTTTTTCTAAAGGTAATGGTGCATTAAAAACAAAAAATCCAGCATCCCCAATAAACTTATCAATACAACCATCGTAAAACTTTACACAATCTGATTGTATAGTAAGAACCTTATTCATTAATTTAGTTACTTCTTCTGGGGATAAAGATTCTGACATAGATGTGAAATTTCTTACATCAGTGAACATAAAGGTGCAATATTTTCTTTCTCCCCCGAGTTTCAGCAGCTCAGGATTATCTTGAAGAATTTTTACTTGTCGGGGATCTAAGTAATGTTCAAATTGTTTTTTGGTTTGTTGGCGAAGTAAATACTGTTTTCTGAAGTTTATATAGTAAGCAACGCTAGCAGTAATAAATTCTGACGCTAAAGTGTAGCTAAAATCCAGTAAAATGCCTTTATTTATAATATAAAAGCCTGTAAAGCCCGTAGAGCCCATTATAATTATAACCATACCTAAACCCTTCCTAGTGCCCATAAAATTGATTACAAGCCAAATAAGAGAGACAAAAATTAAGAAAATTAAAATTTCAGCAGCTAATGCCCAATCTGGAATATATGGTGAGTCTGGAATTAGAATTGACTCAGATAATGCTGCTTGAATTTTGTGTGGCTCCAATAATCCTGCTGGAGTTGCAATTTGTGGCATAACTCCTGGAGCAGTAATTCCAACAAATACAAACTTACCTTCAACATCCATTTCTTCTAATGTGGTTTCTGGAGTCTTAACCCAACTAATCCATTTTCTTCCGTAAGAGTCTGTTTTAATTGGCGGCAGACCTTTAACTCTAATTTCCTCTATTCCAAGATCATTGGTTTTTATTACATAGGTATCTGCTCCAACTAAAGCTTTTAAGACCTCAGTACCAAAAGATGGTACATAGCCTTCAGGGGTTCTTAATAAGAGAGGTATTTTGCGAACCAAATTATCAACATCGGTAGGTGCAGTTGCAATACCCTCTTGTGCATAATATCTAAGGTTAGGAGTATTTTGAACTACACCTTTAGATAACATACCACCATTATTGTCCCCAAGTATCACTGTTCCAACAGTTTCTGGGTATATTTGATTTGGGGATTCAAACATTGCTAAAATTGATGTACTTTGTTTAAGAGACTCTCCAAATACTTGGTCCCCTCCCATCCTATCAGGATGTGGAAATGAAATTACCCAACCAACACCAATAGCACCATTTCTTATAAGCTCTCTTTGAATCTCTGCTAATCGAGCTCTTGGAATAGGATATCCCCCCTCATTGTCTATATCTTTTTCTGTTATGTTTAATATAGTAAAGTAGCCTGATGGTTCTTTTTCAGGAACCAAATAATCAAAAGTTTTTAATTTTAGTATTTCTGTAGGAGTGCTTTGAAAAACTAATGGTAAGCCGAGAACTATAAGTAATATTAATAGTATTTTATTCATTAATCACTTTGGGTTATTTTAATAATGCTCCCCGAACCTCCATTTATTTTTACAGTTCTAGAAATTCCATCTTGAATAAAAATAACTGTAAAACTGCTAGAAGAGTCTATATCAACTCTTGCTGACTCTGCAACACTACGCATAAGAGTAAGCGTTTGTCCGGTTAAAAATGTAGTTATTTGTGTGTCTGGGTCCTGTCCAAAATTAGTTCCAGTTATGTTTACAGAATTTATATTTTGTGCGAGCTCATCTTCTTCTTCAGCAACATTAAGAGCATCTATAACATCTAGTAAATCTTCTAAAAAATTTACATCTAAATAATTAATATCAAGTTCATTAAACTCTAAGTCATCTTTAGCAAGATAATCTATATCTAAGTCTTCAAACTCTAAATAATCAACATCCAAGATATTAGTATTGGTTGTTTTAGAAGATTCATCATTATTAAGTTCTTGTTCTTTAGGTGGATTAACTATCAACATATTGTCAATTTGACTAAGATCTAAATCCAGAATTACAGGTTTTGCTGGTTCGTTTTCAAATACTGATACTGTGGTTGCTTGGTATGGTTTATTAAGAGTGACTGATCCTGCTGCGGTTGTAACAATAATTTCCCCACTCGAAACACCATGAATATCAGGCAATAAAATAATGAGAGAACGCCCCAGCTCATCCACTGTACAAGTAAAATCTGTGCCTCTAATAGCAATATTAGCAGTTGGGGTCGATAGTTTAATATTATTTTTATCAATTTTATTTAAGTTTCCTGTTACAAATCTGACCGTGCCTAAGGCAAAAGTTATAGCCATTTTAGAATTAGAAGGATTACTATCGTATATATATTCATCTATAGTTAATTTTGAATGAGGAGTAAGCCTCACTATAGAGTCATCTAAAAAAGTAATTGCCATTCTGCCGTTAGCTGTAACGGCTTGGTCATCTTGTTTTATATCAAATTTTAGTTCTGCGGTGTAAGGTTGATCCCTTACAATTTGAGCAGAACCATTAAGTTCAGATATGTTTCCTACATCAACAACTGACTGAGAGTCCGCTGTCATCTTGTTGAATGCAGATGACACCATCAGAACCAGTGCTAAGTATTGTAAGCCAGTCGCTTGCCAGTGTTGATGACTGGAAAATTTCAAATGTCCTATCATTGCCCGTTTGGTCTAAATAAAAATATCCATTTGCGTACCCAGTTCCTTCAAAATTAATAGTATTATCATTACCATCAACATCAACAAAATTAGTTCCACCATCATAGTTTACTGAAAAATCGAAATTATTCCCATCCCCATTGACAGTCCAGTCCATATCGAGATTGTCTGATAGTGCTGTTGTTCCTGTTTCTAAGCTAAAAGTGTTGCTATTTCCAACAACTGAAACATCATAGTTGGAACCACTTATTCCATAAGTGTTATCAGGGTCTGCTTGTATTGTAAAAGCATTGTTATCCCCATCAAATTCAAAGGTTGCTGTAATATTGTCACCATAAATATCGCCTAAAAAGCTATTGCCATCACCTATTTGTTTTAATATTAAATTTAGGCTTCCACCATCAAGATCAAATGGCGTTAAGTTTCCTGATGTGGAATCTAGCCCTCCAATCATATTTCCGCTTCCTAGCTGGACTAAATCAATATTTGCGGTAGCTCCTGACTGGGAAACATATATCTCATTATCATCCCCGTATATCAATGCACTCAGCATCATCACAAGGCTTATCAATTTTAATCTCATTATACTCATCTATGCTCCAATAACCTTTTTTATTTCCTTCTTTTATTGTTTGTAATACCGCAGTTTCTACAGCTGTTTGTAAGGCAATATTAATAGATTCATTTCTTACTAAACCTGCTTCTATCTCTACTAATTCTGTTGAATCTGATACAAATCTAAAAACATCAGTATCTAGTGAAGCACTTAATATGGTTTTAGTTACAAGAACTTCCATTAAAATAGTGCCAGTGCTTACAGAAACAGTTCTTAATGAAACAGTTACTGTATCTCTGCGGAATTGACGGCTGGCTCCAATGCCTAGATATCGACTTCCGGCACCTCCACTTTCAATATTACTCTCATAAGATATCACACCACCTTCCATTATCAAGCCAGCAAACATTAAACTTGGCAATTTATTTTCTTCCCCGAACTCTTGGCGGGTACTACGAATAATTTGGCGTTCTTTTGTAACATTGTCGAGCCCTACTCTTTCAACAACTTCAAAAACACCACCATTATTTTCGCCAGCGTGCTTTAGTGCTCTTATTAAATAAGCATGAGGAGCTTGTGTTACTGCTGTACTAAAAGTTGCATAAGAACTATTACTTCTTCTTTGTCCTGTCTGGTCTGTAAAAGAAAGAGGGTATATTGCTACTACTGGCTTTTGAAGGCTTGTTAAATTAACATTAGCAAGTTCAGGCACTAATAATGTGTCTATCGTAGCATTTTCTATTCTTTCTATTGGGGGTAGGTTATTCTCTATTGGGTCAAATAATAATGCACAACCTGTAAGATTAAAAAGTAAAGCTACCCACAGGAATTTGTATGGTAGTTTCATTGCCCTCCACATCTGTAATGGTTAAAGTTATGACTCCATCAACAACACTATATTCAATAGTATTTCCCTCTAATTCTAATATTCCGTTATCACTAGGAGTTTCACCAAAAAGATTTTCAACTAATTGCCTAGATAATTGTGCATACACCCTAGACTCTAAATTACGCAAAAATCTAGCTAAGGTAGTGTTCTCTGCATCTCTTTCTAATTCTTCTTGTAGGGCTTTTATTTCTTCTTTTATTGTCATTTTACGCATATGCTCCTGGTTCTCAATGGTTAAATAATGAGCTGAGGTGCCTATTCCGCTAAAAGACGGGGATTTAAATTTATGGACCATTTCATCAGATGATACTGATAAACATATTATTAATACTAAACTAATCTTTCCTTTGGTCATCTCTATCTGCCTTTGCTATTTTCTCTATATCAATTAAATTAGGGACTCCTAATAATGTTTTTAACAGAACATCTTGTCTAATCGTTTGATTATCTAAGGCTCTTACCCTATCAATTAAAGATACAATAATCCCATACTGAGTATCAAGTTTTGTTGAAACTCTTTCCTCCATAGTATCTAAACTTGTTTTAACTTTTTCATCTAGGGTGTCTAATTTTTGTTCCATTCCATTAATAATTTTCATTATTAATTTCCAAACAAATATTCCTAGACCAAAAGCCGCTGCTATTGGGAAGCCCAACTCCGTTATTATTGAGACTGCTTGCTCCATTTAGAAATGTGTTATTTATTCTTTATAATTAAAGGCTAGCACTTACGCTTGTAGGTGATTTTATTCCTGCAATTTGAGCATCTAGACCTGACTTAACACTAGCCACCTCTGTAGAACCTAATGTAGCTTCTACCCAGGCTTGAGTTTTAGCCTCATCTACACTTCCATAAGCTACCCAACTAGATAGATCAGAAGTGTCCAGACTGCAAGCACCATAAGTTTCGGCTGTATAATTAACACCGTTTTCATCTTTATCTGAATCAGTTGCCAATAATCTCCAATGAACAGTATGAACGACTTTTGTTTTACTATTATGAGTTGGATAGTATTCGTGTTGTTTTGTATTCCATGTATAACTTATTGCCATAATTAAAAATTATACTCTATTTATTGTGCTTTATAAATTAAATCTTCCAATTTTGAAATTTTTTTTATTAATTCTGCTGCACCATCAAGATCTAATAATCCTTTGGGTGGGTGTGAATCTTTTTTAAGACTTTCTACATCTAATTTAAGCTTATTTATTTCTTCTTCTAAATTCACTTTTCTGGTTCTACTATAATTTTACCTTCACTATTAGTTAAATCAGATTCATATATTTCTTTATCTTGTCTTTCTCCCACAACCATCCAAGAAACTTTAGCAGTTGATTTTTCATTTTGAGAGTAAACAGTTAAAATATTGTTTTGTATTTTACCTTTAACATTATCCCAATCTGATTCATTAGTAGTAAATACTCTAAAATCTCTATTAAGAGCAACTATTGTTCCTTCTGTCATTCCAAACCATTCATCTAAATTAATTTCTGCTTTACCTTCTTTAAGTTCGATTTCACCAGTATATAGGTTATCAGCTTGTGGGCTTTCAACAAATGAATGAACTAGAGAATGTGTTTTTGGTTTTAGTGGGTGGTCTATTTTAAATGATCCTGATAATTTAGATATGGTTGCACAAGATACGGTCCCTGTTGACGAAATATCACCAATAACAGTTAATTCTTTATTAGGTGAGGTTGTTCCGATTCCGACATTTCCTGCATTATCTATCCTCATTTTTTCTGTTACTACACCTGAACCATCTGTCGTAGTTCCAAATATTAATCTACTAGGGGCATCTCCGTCAGCTACTGCGGCACCATCAGCTTGATAGCCGATAAAAGCCATTTCTTCAAAGTCAGTACCGTCAAAGCCATTCATTCTTATAATTCCACCTTGTCCATTAGGTAAAGCAGAGCTTGTTGATGAATGGTCTCTTGCTCTTAGTTCCATTAAGTTAGCAGTACCATCTCTTTGACCTTCTATAATTACTGAGCCATTAGGTGAAGCTGGATTGCTAGTGTCTTTAATATGTAGTTTTTGTGCAGGTGAAGAAGTGCCTATTCCAACATTACCATTTTCTCCATTAACAAAGAACAAATCATTACTAGTGCTATTATGTTTACCTATAACAAAGTCTGCACCTGAACTATTATTATCATTTGAATCTAAATCAATATAAACCGCTCCATAAGAGGTAATCATAAGATCATCTGCTGAACTATTGCTTTGATTTCTTGAGAAGATGCCATGATGTTGATTAGCATCACCATAAAAAGTAATTCCACCAGCTCTAGGTATGTGAACATAGTTTGCTGCTGTAGCACTAGTATTTTTTAAACTAACTGTTCCATTTACATCAAGTGTGTCTGATGGTGAAATATCATTAATACCAACTTGTCCACTAGCATTTTGTACTAATACAACTCTTGAACTTGCGGCTACGTGTCCTGTTGGGGCAGATGAACCTGTCTTATCTCCGTAAGGTGTAAGTGTTCCATCTGAGATTCCACCTTGTGCCACCAATTCTGAATAAGTGCCTGTTTGAACATATATGTCTGCTGTACAACTTCCAGTATCAACATGACCTGCTCCATTAATAGCATCATCATCAGCAAAAAAGTTGTAATACATTAGGTCAATATTATTGTCGTTATTTATCTGACCAACTATAGTAGCCATAGCCCCTAATACTCCATCTGAGTAACCCTGACTTCTACCATATAGATTTATATAGAATCTTGTGCTATGTGAACCTGAAACTGATGCTATTTTTGTGTAATTACTAGCATTTCCCGCATTGTTTTGAGCTCTCCAAGAGTAAATCTTACCCTCGCCATCATAAGATATACCACCTTTTGAAACTTTAACATTACCTTGAGTATCAATGGTCATTTTTTCTGTTAAAGCTGAACCATCATAAGTATCAAAAGCCATAGAATAAGAACCTGCATTTCTAATTTGCATATCTCCTGAGTTCCATCTAACAAATGCACTTGAACCACTTATATTTATGCCATCAGAAGCAGATGTTATATGTAATGCATATGAAGGTGAGGTTGTGCCGATTCCTAAACGACCTTCATTAGTCAGTCTCATTTTTTCTGTAAAGGTTGAGCCAAAAGTATTTCCACTTCCGTCAGTATGAGTATAAAAAGCTAAAGCCCCTTCCCAACTTGATGTCTCTCTTAATCCATAAATTCCTGCTGTATATACATCAACATTTTGGAAAGTAATACCACCACCTCTACCTGCAGTATAATCACTTGGATTACTGCTAATCCATAAACCTGCATCAAAACCTAAAGCTGCGTTTGCTTTTGCTACATGAAGTGACGAGCTTGGCGAGGTAGTGCCGATTCCCACAGCACCACTTGTCAAACTTATGTTTATATTATTAGCATTAGCCCCTGCATTACCCCCAAATGAACCTACTGCATTATCAGAAGAAACATATAGACTATCATTTGAATCTCTAACCCTGATATAACCATCAGTATCAGTTGAATAAAAATCTGCTATTTGATCGTCTGCTGTTTCAACATGAAGTGGAGATGCAGGTGCTGTTGTACCAATTCCCACATCTCCTGTATCAGCTTCTATAACTATTCTTGGGGTATAAGTATCACTATTAGCATCACCATCAGCAGCCCCACTTGATATTTCAAAACCTTTGTTTGTTGAATCTTGTGCTGCTATTTTCCAATTATAATGTGATGAACCTGTTTGAAAATATAATCTAGGATCGCCATCATCAAGCAATATGTTTCCTGAGACGTGTAGTTTTTCTTCAGGTGAGGAAGAACCAATACCCACATCTCCACCATTAAAATATGTATCGCCATCACTTTGAATTTCTACTTTTGCTGAATGACTACCATTATAAAGTCTTATAAATCCATCATTAGCACCATCTCCCCCAATAAAAGCTACATTACCACCACCTGCATCTTTCATCCACATATAAGAATTATCTCCTTGCAGAGTTAATAATCTATCAGGTGAGGAAGTACCGATCCCAACGTCTCCTGAAGAAGCTAGCCTCATTTTCTCAGAGCTATTAATTCCAAAAATTAAAGCACTACTACTTTGTCTTGTTAATAAATAACCGTCTGCATCAACTTGGACCAATTCTGTTGCACCTGTTGTACCATCTGTATCTTCTAGTCTTAAAGTCGCTGGACCTGCTCTGCTTATTTCTAAACCTGAACCTGCTGAAAAACTCGGACTTTGAGTTCCGATTCCCACATCACCATCACGAGCTATACGCATTGATTCATTAAAATCACCTGAACCGTCAGTCCCTTGAGTATAGAATGCTAATCCTACAAAATCAGTATCAGTATTTTCGGCAACAGCACTTATCATGGCACGTCTCCTACTACCACCTAACCAAGTTATACCCCCGTAAGTTTGACCGTTTGTACCCCCATGACCGTAAAGCAAAATACTATCTTGACCTGTTGGTGATTCGTCTGCTGTTCCATCTCCATCTGAAGTAGTAGATGTATTATGTATATGTAATTTAGCTGTTGGTGAAGAAGTGCCAATTCCTACATTACCACCATTAAAGTAACTATCACCTGCTGTAGCTATTTGTACTGTTTGTGTAGCTGAAGAATTTTTAAGAAATAGTGATAAACCTGTTGAACCTGATTGATAGAACCCACCCCCATCAGTACCATCGTTATAATCTAAATTTACTAAATAACTACCTGAAGAACCACTTACTATATTTAACTTACCTGTTGGACTTGTAGTGCCGATACCTACATTTCCACCAGCAGACATATCAATTGCCATAGCTGTAATAGCTGAACCACCATCATCACCATGAAATGTAATATCGCCATCTTCTATAGAAGCCATAAGTTGAATATTGTTGCCATTCTTTCTTATAGAGCCAAACTGTGTCCCACCATCTTTAAAAATAACATCTTGACCATCTGCATCAAGAATAATGTCTCCACCTGCATCTATAGTGACATCACTACTTGTTAGAGTAAGAACATCAACGGAATTTGTTGCATCAATAAACCTTAAATTACCATTACCATTTTTGATCTGCCAATCAGGGTTGTTATCAGTATCAGTTAAATATAATGTTGGTCCTGCATTTGATATGGTTACATCACCTGTAAGACTTACATTTCCTGTAACATCTATACCACTACTTGATGTTTCTAATTTTTTTGAACCTGCATGATAAAGCTCTACTGCTGCATTTGATTTCGCAACTAAAGCATTAACACCACTAGATGTAGTTTGTAATCTAAGCTCACCTGTTATTTCTCTTATTCTTGCATTACTACCATCATGGTAAATTTGTAAATCATTGTCTGTACCTAGTCTTATTTTTGCACTATCACCAAAATCTAAACCATGTGAAAGTTCAAAATTATCATCACTTGCATTCCATGTGAAAGTTGCATTTGTTGATGCATCTACAGCATCTTGAATAGTTATTCCTGCACCATCAGCATTAGATGAAGTATCGCCTGATCCATAATTCAAAGTGATATTTTTATCTTTAACATCTAAGTTTGTGGTATCTATCGTTGTGGTTGTGCCACTTACTGTTAAATCAGCTGATATTGTTACACTACCTGTAACTGTAATATTGCCACTAGCTATAGTTCCTATATTGGTTAAGTTTCTTGAACTTGTTATAACCTCAGTACCATCAATTTTAAGAGCATGATCTGTTATATTTGGGTCAATATCTAACCCTGAGTTTAGATGTGAGCCATTGTGTCGGTCTAGCTCTAATATTGTGTAGTTATTGTAATCATTACCTGAAAGGACAGGGGCTTGTATTAACTTAAATAGCATCTTAGCACTTGGATTAGTAGAATTATTACCAAAACCCTCTGTCCTGCTATTCATGTCCATATAAATGCCACCAATAGTTTCTTCAGCAGCTAGGTTTCCACTTGAGCTACTCCAAAGATTTGTACTAAATGTAAGACTTCCTGATTTACCTTCTCCACTACCACCACTAGTTTGTCCACCTGTTTTTCTTTGCGAATAAAGATCAATTGTTGGCAAGAAGTCTGTATCAGCTTCATAGTTACCATAGGTCTGCATTTTTTGAGTATGTTTATTAAAGGTAATAGCACCTTGATTTCCTGTAGTTGTGTTTGAAATGACGTCTTGTACTCCCTCACCCTCAAGACCTATTAGATCACCTGTTAAAAAGAAACCTAAATCAGAGAAAGAACCACCACCACCTGCTGAACCTGATGTTTGACCTGAATACTTATATGCAATACTTTCTTTATTTGTAGTATTAGTGCTGACAAGAACATCATTATTTCTAGGTAATCTTCCAAAAGACGAATTAAAAGCTGAATCTGTTGGAGCATTATTGTTACCTGCTTGGCTCTGTCTATATGTTGAACCACCACTACCTTGAAAATCACCATCACCTATACGAGCAAAGCTACCATTAGCAGAGCTTGTAAAGTTAGACTGGTTTCCTGAAAAATCTACTGCTCTAAGCCAGAAATAATACGTTGTGTTATAACTAAGGCCATCTGATGCTCCTTGTACTACATCCATAGCTTTAGCAGGTTCACCTGAAACAGTTGCTACTAAATATGTATCATCAGTTGGGTCAGTATTTGCAGTTCTTCTATAGATTTTTATTGATCTGAGGTCTGTATCAGATGGATTAACCCAAGAAATTCTCATTTGTGGTAACCCAGTACTAACTGAAAGACTTGTTGGTACAGATGGTGCTGTTGTGTCTCCTGCTATAGTTCTACTTCTAGTTGTTGAGAAAGTACCTAACTGAGTTGAGTTTGTGTGTCGTACACGTACATAAACCGTTTGTCCTGCGATCATATCAGGTATTCTGAAAGTATTAATATCAGGTGATACTTCTGCAACTGAAGTTGGAGTACCGAAGCTACCACCTAATCGCCACTGTATTTCTGTAGCCCCTATTCCTGCACTAGATGAATTAGTCCAAGTCACATCAAGTGCTATTTTTGCTGTACCGTTATCGTTGTAAACGACTTCTGAAAGACCATCACTAGCTAATGTTGGAGCTCCTAGTGTGAAACCACCACTATCACCAAGACTACCATCAGCTTGTCCTACTATGTAATCATTAGCAACAAAGGCAAAAACATTAGAGTCTATCTCTTTAAGCTGTAAACTACAGAATAAAGAACCCTCAGTAGTTGTATCAACTTTTGCTGAAAGAACCTCAAAGACTTTATTAGTCCACCCCATTCTAGAGTTTGTTAAGTAAACCCAGTCAGACGGTTGTACTCTCAAGAATTTTAGACTTGTAGATACTGTAACCATCTTAGTTCTTCTTTGATAATCTAAAGCTAACTTGGATAATCTTTGTGCTTGTGTTTGGCTTGTAACAAAAGGCAACTTCATTTCAAATGTCTGTCTAAAGTTTGCTTGTGTGCCCCCTGTTGGTGTATCTGTAGCTAAATAACTTTCACCACTACCACTTGGATTTGTACCTGCATTTCTAATTGGCGCATCAGATGAAACATAGTCATTTGCTGAGTTTACATATACAGCTTTAACTGTATTGAAAACCATACCTTGTGCTGTAGCATTTTGTATCTGAAGTTCTGAGATTAAATCATCATCAGTAATGGTAAGGGATGGTGTTTGTGCAACACCTACGAACATACCAAATTGACCATTGGCATAGCTTATCTTTCCTGCACAAGAACCCATGATTCCTGCTAATATGTCAGCTTGATTTGTGGACATATGAGAAAAACCATCAGCTACATATTTGTTTTCAGTACCACCACTCCCATCTGTAATTGACACTTCACAAGCATTAGCTGCATTAGCGAAACCACCTGCATCAGTGCTGTCATTGATCTCGCCATTAGTTCCTGTTGTTGCTTTGACTCCATACCTTGTATCAGTAAGAATATCTCTAGCTATTAAGGCAGGGTTTCTACCAATATCTTTTCCACTAGAATCAGTCCATGCTGTTTCAGTTGATCTTGGGTCATAAAGTTTTTTTCCTTTTACTTCAAATTGCATTTGTGGAAGTCGGCCCAACTTCTCTCTGTCATATATCATATGGAAATATACATATGCTATTCCCTTTAAATCATGGTCAGTTGTAAAACTTGTATTGTTTACTAGATAACCATTACTTTCCTGATTATCTGCCCCTAATTCTGTAGTAAACCTCATTAATCTACCACTACCGAAAGTCGTATAATCGTTTTCTGTATTAGTAAAGTGTGTGTTAGTTACTGTATGTACAGTTTCACTATTAATTGTGCTAGTAGTTGATGTAAGCTCAACATCATTAACAAATATCTTTTCTACTGAGTTAATTTCATGTCCTGCAATAGCTACTACTAAATGTAATTCAGAGTTATCTGTGCCAGTTGTATCCATGAAAACTACGTTTCCACCAACTCTTGTTTTACCGTAAACAATTTGTCTAGGAGCAATAGGGTCTTGTCTAACTATCTTAGAACCAAAGTTTGCAGAATTTGAATCTAAACCTCTTGAATAAGAAACAGCTATTTGAGTAGCTACACCTACAACTATTGTTTGTAGTATTTGACCACTAGTAAGAGTAAAAACAGCCGCTTCAGCAAAAAGGAGATTACCAGTAGCAAGAGCTAATCCTGCTATTATGGTCATTTTTATAGCTTCTCTTGTTGCCTTAGACATTAGGTATTCTCCAAACTTTTTCAGCTATACTCATAGGTTTTGTTACTAAACCATCATCACTTACTGCTATAACTTGTCTTCCATCACATACACCTAAGAGATGTTCTTTTTCCTTGAAAAGCACAATATCTCCAGTAGAAATGAAGTTTTTATTTATTTCTTCTATGTTTTGTTGTTTCATCACACTGGTTACAGCATCAGGAAAGGTATCTCCGTGCTTTCTAATGGCTTCTAAGGCAGTTTTTTTGTTATTCCAGTCCGTTTTATTAGGGATAAAGGAAAAATCGCTTACAGAGGAAATATATTGATCTACAAAATTACAACAATTCCAGTTTTTCCATGAAAATTTCTTATTTTTTACTTTATCAAGATATTTAAAAAATAATGACTCCCAATTCTCATCTTTCATTACTTAATGCTCCGATGAATATTAGTACCATCATTTCCTACATTGTATGAACCACCTGCAACACCAAGCATTATTGGCCCCCAGTTTAATTGTGCATTCTGTAATACTTCTACAAAATTAAGACCTAGATCACCTGCAAACAATTCATTTTGTGTTTCTTTGGTATATCTATAGTTAGATGGTTTCTCAAGGTCTAGTAATCTGTTTTCTGCTTCAAGTGTTATAGTACTGCTACTTGGGCCATCATTAATTGTCATGTTCATCATTCGCCCTTTGAACATAACTAATTTACCAACTGCTTCTCCACCATTCATAAAACCTAAGTAAACAGTTATTGGTCTATTTTGATATTCTTCCGTAAGAGCATAGTTATTAACAGTAGAGTTCATGCCTGAAAGAGATAAAGACATACCTTTACTGGTAGCTTCTGTATCATCTTCTATTGCTGAAACAGTTAGTAAACTACCTGCGCCTGTATATGTTTCATCTGCATTACTAGCCCCAGTATCAAGAACAAAATCGCCTGTACCACTCCAAAACCTTAGAGTGCCTGAATCAAACTCCATTTTAACTGCATAAAATAAATCTGAGTGATCTTGTCCTAATCTATTGACTAAACTTGTATCTATTCCCGGCCTTGATGCCATTACACCACCTCAGTACAGTTAAAACTAAACCCGTAATTAGAGACTCTATCGCCTGACCAATTCACCGTTGGAGTTGTTAATCTAAATAAACCTTTTGGATTTGTGAAAACAGCATAATTTCCATCTGCAAAGTCTGCACGTAGTTTTGGTTCTATTCGCACTGAATAGTGGTCATTCCCACTATCAGTAGTAGCTGTTGCATCTTCTACACATTGAACCAGTTGTACAGGATTTGTCGTTGTACTAGCGGCACCTTGTATTTGTAGATAATCACCTTTCTTTATTGTTCCAGTTATACTGCTTCCACTAGCTTCTAATGACAGTGCTTCTACACCCTTAACATTTTGTCTTACTTTGCAACTTGCAGTAGTGTTTTCAGTAACTAGGTCTCTATCAACTACAACTGCTGTGCCACTGGTTTTTGAATTAATTTTAAATGTTCCATTGTTTGAATCATCTCCTGCACCTGTTATATATATAAAATCCCCTGCAATTATGTTGTCAAAGAAACCTGAAGTAGCTGCTGTAATTGTATTATTTGAAGCATTCCAAGATAGTGTTTCTGAAGTATCGTTTATTCTAGGGTCTGATACTAAATATGCAGTTGAATAAGAACCTGTATTAGTAAGAGCATCAGGGTCAGCAAATTTAAAATAATTTGTTGGTCCTTTTAGTTGTAAAAGAAATGATTGCCACTCAACAGCTTGACTTCTTCTCATAGGTGGTAGAGAAACTACTGCTTCCCAATAAACATTGTCATACTCCTGTGTCTTATATGCGCCACTAAAAGGTGAAACAGTTGTAGCTACACTTCTTACTAAAGTAAAATCACTTTGTACAAAATTTGGTGTTGTTGGCATACTTATTAATCTAGGCATTTGACAATACTCCTCTCATTCTTCCACTTCTTGAAGCTGAATCAACTACAGCGGCTTTTGTTACATCAGCTATTTGTGGCATTAATGATAATACCTCTGCTCTTACTGTTGGCACAACACCTGTAGCAAAATTAACTGACTGATTGACAATTACTGCGCCACCACCCATAGCATTCTTAGCATTCATGTTATTTAATACACTTCCACCTGTATCAGGCACAAATATTTCAGGACCTCTTTCACCTATTAGATAAGGTGTACGTCTTTGGACTTTACCACCACTTGCTTTACCTTGATTCCAAAAGGTAGTGAATGCATCATCACCTGAAAGATCAAATATAGAGTTGAGTATAGGATTAACCACTGACATTTTTAGGAATATAGTAATAATCTGTTTAGCGAGATCAGCACAAAAGTCTTTGAATGCGTCTAAACCTTTCTGCCCCTCTGCTAGTGCATTAACCAAATCACTTGTAAAAGCATGACTAGCTGTTTCTACTGCATCCTGTAGTGATTCTGACCACCCTTTTGCTTCATCTTTTTGCTCTTGAAAAGATAAATCTACTGCTGCTGTAAAATCTTCTATATCTTGGAGTGATTCAGGTAGAAACTGTTTTATAGTTTCGTGTAAGTCTATTATTGCTTCATCAGTTAGACCATTCCATGCATCTTTCATTATTTCAGTTTCGTCAACGGTTGATCTTGCTAAATCCAGTATTCCTTTCTCCATGTCATTTAAGAGAAATTCAAACGGTTTACTTTGTAACCACGCAATATAATCATCTTGTGTCTCATGGACACCAAACATTGTTATATCAACAGTATTAAGTATGTCATTTAAGTCTGTGAAACCCTTGTTCATTAAAGATAGACCACCTAAACCACCTGCACTCATAAAACCACCTGAAGCTAAATCTGCAAAAGCTCCATCAGGTCTAAATAAATCAAATATTTCAGTTTCAGTTAAATCTTCAAAAGGAGTAGCTATATCAGTGTCACCAATAAATGTCGTTTTCATACCTTTAGGTGTGTACATTCTATCTACCATTATCTTGGCTCTATCTTCAGGACTCATAGCGACAATTGATTTTGCCACTTCTAAGTTTCTTACATTGTTTAACGTTTCAGCTAGACCTTTAAAATCTTCATTTATTAGGTCTTGTATAGATTTTCCTGCCGCTAGTGCTTGGCCTTGTATGTCTTTGAATAAATTAAAATTGGTAAGATCAGTGCTACTTAACAATATAGACACATCTTGGATACTTCCTAACATTTTATTCAGTTCTTCATCTAAATCTTCTATAGAATCAGTTGCTTCATCTGTACTATCGCTGAATAACCACATTAATCCACCTGCGGCGGCAGTAATTCCAAGAGCTATTATGTTTCTTCGTGCTGCTATAGTTAATCTACCGAAAGCCGCTGTTGCTGCATTCAATGAAATTGTCATTCTGTTGAAATTTATTGTTGAAAGTGCTGTTGTTACAGTGACCATTTTTATGGTCAATAGGAATCTAACAGCTAAGAAAGTAACTAATAATTTAAAGTTATCTAAAACAAGTGTGATTACAAATGCTAATGCTCGTAATGCTCCACCCAAAATTGTACCGATAGCATGAGCTACGTCCATATTATTTTCTAATACAGATTTTAGCCCTTTAGATATATCAGTTAATGCACTTCTAAGACCACCATCACCTATTTGTACTTGAAACTCAGCAAAAGCATCTTGTAAGTTTGAGACAGCACCAGTTAAGGTGTTTGCTCTTTGTTCTATAGCATCACTAAAGTTTTCTCTACCAATGCTTCTAAGATATTGAATAACAGAGAATCCTGATCTTTCAATTTCTTTGGTTACACCATCAAAAGTAACTGTTATCTTATCGCCTTGCTGACGAGCAATAACACCAAACTGCTTGAGCATTTCCATCTCACCAGTTGTGGCATTAAAGGCGGCTTGTGCTAATTGGGTAATACTCTTACCCATACCTGCAGCAAAGTTACCAAAGTCTCTTAGTACTTCACTTGTTGGTACTATACCTGCTTGTTTTAAGGTTATGAATGCTGTTGCAACTTCATCAACTTGGAATGTTGTTTGTGCTGTAAATTTTCTTATTAATTCAAAAGCAGTAGCGGCGGCTTCACTACTTTTAGTTACTGCTCGTAAAGTAGCTTCAAGGTCCTCAAACTTTCTTACGGTAGTAGCTATATTCCCTATAACAGCGGCACCACCTAGAGTAGCAAGAGCACCACCTACAGTTTTTAGAGTTTTACTTACACTTTTAGACTTCTTTTCAGTTGCGCCTAATTTTTTGTTTACACCATCAAGACCTTTTCTAAGGTTCTTAGTTTCTGCTTTTAGCTCAATTAAGAGGGTATCAACTGTAGTAGCCATTAGTCAGGATACCTCTCCATAAGATCATCTAATTCACCCTTAGACATAGGTTTATCTTTTTTTGTTGTATTAAATTCTATAAAACCTGAAATAGCTTTATATATTTCTTTTGGACTTGAATCCCAAAAGTCTTTAGGTCTCATGCCTATCATACCCAAACAAATTTCCATGTACCTACCGATAGGCAAACTATCTACTTTCCCTCTGCTTTCTCACCCCCTGATTCTTCAGCTGAATCATCAGTTAAGGTTTTCGCTAGTAAATTAGCAACTACCTTTGTAGCTTCTACAATACCTGCTTTCTGTACCAATTTGGTAATATCGGCGGCTTGTAAATCTTTACCACCACCACGTAGAGCAGGTAATAAGACCGTAACTAGGTCTCTAATCCTAACGTCGCCCTCAGACATTCTTTGAGCGACTTTAATAATACCTTGACCTAATGCATCTTCTATCTGCATTAGTGAATCTATTGTAAGTCTAGCAGAATACTCTTGACCTGCTAATTTAACCTTTACTTGGCCCTTTAGGGGATTCGTCATTTTTTGACTCCTTTTTCTTAGGACTTGCAACTGCAAGTTTCAATTTAATGTCATATCTATCATCTCTTGCATCATGTTCAAATGACACAATTGGATAGACCTTACTACCAACTTTTATTTCGTCTCCTAATTCTACAGAGGCGGGCATGTTGAGCATATCATCTTCCATATACCCAACTAAAGTTAGATCATCAACGTGAATTTCTACTTTTTCCCAACTCATAATTACACTGTAGCAAACGTAATTGTACCGCTAGATTCTAGACTAACAGAATACGTTACTTCTCCATTGTATTCACCTGAGTACTCTAATGAGGAAACCATAAAGGCCCCTGTATAAGTACCAAAATCAGGTATTAAAAGTTGAAAGTTGCTGAATGTTGTTGCATTCATTTTCGTTCTCAGGGTTGCTTCACTTGCATGGTCAGTAAATACTCCACTTCCACTTAGGGAAATTGAGAAAATACCACCGTCTGCTAATAGAGCACGGTTTCCTGAGCTATCTTTATTAGTAATATCAACTGCCTCATCATTAAGTGTGATTGAAGTTGATCTGAGACCTGCAATTGTTGTAAACGATTCAGGTGAAGACCCATCTCCAACTTTTAATAATAATGAAGCTCCTTTTTGTGCTGCCATAATTCTCTCCTATAATCAGCTAGTTCCTAAAATTATTGCACGGAATCTCATAATACCGTGTCTTGTTAGCCCATCTGGGTCTCTTATAATCTCACTAAATTCAAATCTCATATTTACAAGATTAAATCCAGTAACACTAAAAGTACTATCATGCATCAAATCATGCACTCTGTCCATTATTTGTTTAGTTTCTTTTGCACCTCTGTATTCAGACCATACGTGTATTGTTAATGTTTGTTCTCCACCATCAATATTTTGTGTTGAATAATCAGTTGCTGTTCCATATCCTATAGTGACATAAGGTGTAGCTGAATCTTCAGGCACTTCATCATATATCTCGGCACCATAGGTGCTAGTTAAAGTGTTATCACCATTGAGTGTTGAATAGACTGCTTCTTGTAAAGCGAATGAACCAATGGTCATTTCAGTAACCCACCTTTTTTAAAGTCTCTTATGATCTTTTGTGTATTTTTTTCTAATGCAGGTAACATGAAGGGTCTTTCTCCCATATTCCTTGTGCCAAATTCTAAGAATTTAGAATAAGGAGCAGAGCTATATACTGTTGCAACAATTCTTCCTTTGGAATCAGTTTTTACACTATATCTACCAATATTAGAAGCTAGAAAACCAGTATCAGTTGCAGGGGCTTCTCCTTTTGCTGATGCTGTATGAGTTACACCTCTCTTTGTATATTTTCTTCCTGATTTTACCCCTTGTTGTATAGATTCCTTTGCTGTACTTTCTATTAACATTGTTGCTTTCTCTAATAAACGACTAACGTTCCTCTTAACATTTTTATCTAGCTTTTGGTTTATAGCTCTACTAATTTTTTTAGAATCCTTAGTTTTCAACTTGCGACCCCTTCTTCTGCTAGAAGTTTCATGTATCGGTCTCTTTCATCAATATTAATGACAGACCTTATGTTGAAAAACCTACTTCCATACTTGATTCTCGTCTTAGCTGTAACACTTGAGTTATATCTGATGAATATTTCGTGTGTAACCCTGTCTTGCACTACCCCTTGTTGGAATACTTCTTTTCCGTTTGTTGGCTTTATACGGGCATGTATAGTCTCAGAATCAGCAAAATTAGCTGATATTCCCCCACCAGTATCTTTTGTACTGGCTAATGTTTGTATTGTGATAGATTCACGTAGTTGCCCGATCATTACCCTATCGCTGAATAAACAGAGCTTCCTTGTCCTTTAAATACTACGTATGGTTGTAATATTTTGCCTAAACTAGACGGAACACTTGCTTTAGCTTCATACATATCCCCTCTATGCTCATACAAATAAGAAACATACTGCAATATTGCTGTCTTTATTGCTTGTGGCACTGCGCCTGAACTCGCGTACCCTGCTACGTAAGTTACTTCAATTGCATTGGCTACCCTTAGAGCAGTTGGGAAAGTTTCACCAGTTCTAAGAACAACTCTTGCAGGTTCTCTCGTAATATCTACATAGTACTTTGTTGAAGCCATAGTCGTAGCAGTATCATCATCATCATATGTTTTTACTGTTGTTACTGATCTAACTGGAGCTTTGGCAAGTGTTACATAGTTTTTATAGTAATTTTTATAAGGTCCTGTCTTAGTGCCTTCCCAAAGAGGGTCTGCTAATTCATCAAAAGCATCTAATGTTAGCACTAAGGTCTGTGACATAATGGCACGACCTGTATATTCCTCAACAAACTCTCTACTAGCTTGGACTAATTGATCTATTAATGTATCGTCATTTGAATGATCTATACGTAAGAAAGTTTTAGCTTCTGCTCTTGTAACTGGTTCTGCTGTCGGAGCTACACTAACCGTTAAACCTGCCATTAATTAACCATTTCGCCCTCTGCAGTCTCAACTGAGACATTTTGTGAATCTTCGGATTCTGCTTGTTGTCGTTTGTTTGAGAGCATCAGTTGTTGCTCTAACTGCATTGACTTATTTAAATACTGTCCCAACAAGAAGTTAGTATCTTCTAGTTGTTTCTTTAACACTTCATTTTCAGTTTCTAACTGCTTAACTTTGTCGTTTTCTTTTTGTGACATAAAAAATCTCCTATAAAAGTTTATCTATACCTATAGATGCGACTAATAAACCATATAGACCCCATAGCATAGCATCAATTTTATTGAAACGTGCATGACCTTTCTCTAATCTATCCTCTATGTTTTTATATCTCAAAGAACATTCTCGCTCATGTGCTTCAAGTCTAGATATACTGGCTAATGATTTATTAGACATAACGGTAGTCTATCACATAATTTTAGACAAAAAAAACCCCACTCGTTAAAGTGGGGAAGTGCCTATAAAAGGATCAAGAGATTAATAATTAGTTGGCACTTTTTTTAAGTAATACAAAGCTCCCTGTGCTTTATCTAAATCTCTGTAAAAGATTCTTGCTGTATTGCCATATACAGGATAATCAGCAAAACCACTATCGTAATAAACATCGTACTTTTTAAGCATATTTCCATATCCTGTTTCTTCGTCTAGTGCATCCCAACGTGGCTGAGTAGTATCACCAAATTCAACAAGACTCATACCAGTCATTTTGTTTGGCAACTTGATACTGTATGGAAGAGCTGATCCATAAGCATTTTTAACTATCTCTAGTTCAACGTTCATAGCTTCATCATATTCTTCTGAGTATTTTATAATTTTTTCAAAATCAATCATTATGTCCACCCTGCTTCTGCTCTAGTCATAGCTTCATCTTCACGTATTGTTAGTAATCTATCAATCTCTATAACAGTCGCTTCATCAGCATGACTTTGCATTTTAATCAATTCCATATCATCAAAGTTTTTATATTTTGACTTCAATTGCTTTTCGTTTTCCCACTGGTTAAGTAGTTTATCAAATAATTCGTCTTTTCTTTTTTTATTCATATTATTAATCTCCATACCTTTATTAGACCATGTTTGTTTATAAATGTAAACATTTATTTGAAAATAATTGTATGTTTCGTTTAGATGCTTATTTCCAGTGGTTTCCCTCGTACCACCCAACTAGGGAATAACGTGTTCCTGACGTTATTTTTTGCACTTGATGGTATATAAAACTTGGAAAAACTATTATTCTGCCTTTCTCTTTCATCAAGTCCTGACAAGGAGTGCTAATATCTTTTGTGAATAGAAAATCACCACCCTCATATTCTTTTGCTTCAGAAAGTTGCACTGTTATAGATAGTTTTCTTTGTGAAGCTATATTCTTTAAGAAGCAGTCCATGTGTTCTTTATAGAAATGTCCAGTTCCATACTCTGCTATTTGAAACTCACTTACACCGTTAAGAGAGAATCCGAAACACTGTCTATTTGCTGATAATACGTATGGTTTTAGAACATCATCATATAGTTTATGTTTCTCGCTGCCAAAAGGTATTCCTACTACTTTGGTTTTACGGTAATCATCATCTTTACCACCTATAGTTTGTGCATCTTCTTTTTGTTCTTGTTTGATAGTATTTACAATTTCATCACATACCTCAATAGGTAGCTTTTCTTGTAAACCAATAAAATAACTATTCATTTGTTAAGGGGAGAGGGGCCTCTGCAGAATGAATATAGAACACTAAAATTAGAAAAAAATTTTATGACTAAGGCCCCTCTATTCTAAATATAATTCCTTACTTCTTTGTAGTTTTCTTCTTTGTCGTTTTCTTCTTAGTAGATTTTTTTGCAGTCTTAGGAGCTTCACCACCTTCCCATGCTTCATTTATGTCGGGTGTATCAGGATCATCTCCTATGAGTTGTCCTTTTTCATTTCTTGCTCTTTTGATTTCAGCTTCTACTTCTACTGATTCGTCAGCACTATCAGCTTTGATCTCCATAGCCCATCCATTTTCTACAAATGTTTCCATTAAATCAGACTGCCATGTTTCATTTGCATCAACTACTTCATCATGCTCATATAACTTTGTCTCAGTACCAAATTCATTATTAGACCCTGCTTTAGGGATTAATATTTTGTATTTTTTATTCTTCTTTGCCATTTTTTTTCCTATATAAAGAGGGGGGTCAAAGACCCCCCAATATTATTTACTAGTAACTACTACTCGCGTCAGCATCCACATTATGTCTTGGATGTCCTTTAATTACACTAGCAGCTACAGGTGTACCGTTTGAGTGAGTACCAGTAAAATCTGCTACTACTCTTACGTACCTTGCGCCACCAACATAACCAATAGACATGACTTGTGGAGTCTCGCCATTAGCATCTAGTGTTAAGAAAATTCCACTTGAATCAACTGTTCCATCTGTTACAGAGCTTTGACTTGTAACAGCAGAATAAGATGAATCATCACTGGATTCTTCTAATTTAAAATCAATTTTTACAGAGCTTGATAAAGTATCTCCCTCTGCGCCTGTATCAACTACTATTGTAGCTGATTCAAAAAATTGTAAATCCACTCCAGTACCATTTGCATCAGCTGTTCTTACAGCAGGTGCTAGTGACTGGGCTATAGAAATATTATTTGCTAAATCTCTCATTTAATACCTCTCTTATGATGCGACTTTTTGTTTAACAATTGCTTCAGCTTGAACCACTTGTCCACCGACTCTTCTTCTGGCTATGTATCTTACATTACCTGAAGTAGCTTGTGTAAATGGGTCTCTTAAAACTGCCATAGCAACTCTATCTACGATCATGTATGCTCTGTTGAAGTCACCGAATGCAACTGGATACGCGTTTCCTGCGATATCAGGCATATCTGTAGCTTCAATATATGGGTAACCTAATATTGAGTTAGGTACTCCACTTGAAAGCATCATTCCTGCTTGGAACACATATTGTCCTGCAGTATCTTTAAGTTTTCTTATAGCTGAAAGTGTGCTTCTGTTAAAAACAAAAGTTCCATTTCTACCATAATCTGACTTAATACCATGCACTAAAGCAATAAGGCCATCACCTGTTAATGCTGAAGCTCCACCTGAATTTACCTCACCAACACTACTGTTAGTCATGAAACCTTCAGGTTTACCTACTGCATTACCTGTTACAAATGCTGTACCTTCTGCTTTTGCAAACTGTTCTGCAAACTCAGTCTGCATTTCAGCTTCAAGATCAAATACTGAATCTTCTAGGTCTTGCTCAGAAATATCCACAAGTGCATAATGCTCATGTGCAGGGATTTCTTCTAAACCAACGTTATATCCAGTTGTTTCTGATCTTGTACCACTTTCTGCAACCCAAGAAGCTGAAAACTGAGAAGTTCTTTTTGGTATTTGAATTGATCTCTGACCAGTTGATCTTACTCTCGCAATTGATCTAATTGGTGAAATTTCAGTTACCGTTTTAAGAAGTTCTCTAATGTACTCAGGCGGTGCTAAATAACCACCTGTTGTATCGTTAGATACTGTTAATGCTTTCTTTTCTGCATCGTTCAATGCATCAAATCCTTTTCTGCAATATGCATCAAAGGCATTAAGAGTCTCGTCAAGTTGCTTTGCTTCAATACCACTATTAGGTCTTTTCAGCATTGTTTCTAATGTAGAAACTTGCTCCTTTAGATTCTCTTGAGCTAAGTTTGACTGAGTTAGTTTTTGGTTCACGTCCTCAAATGCGTCCATTTTTTCTTCAATTTTCGCAAGTTTTTCGTCAACTAAACCATCAACACTCTGTCCTTTTTCAAGTGCATCTAATTTATGGTCATTTGTTTTTTTGTATTCTTCAAACGCATGGCCCATAGATTCTACAGCACTTTTCACTTCAGAATTATCCATTTTCTTCTCTCCAAGAATTAAATTTTTTGGTTAAATTGTTTATGGCATCTACCACTTCGGCTTTCGCATCAACATCTCGTTGGTCAAATGCCATGTAAACAGCTTTTGCTGCTACTTTTGCTTCTGAACGAGAAAGACCGAAAGCATCTCGCAATCCATTCTCCCATTCTCTTTTGGAAACGTCCTCACCCTTTACACTACGAATCCTCGCCTCAGGATTCATAGGAAAGGTGACTAATGATATTTCCATGAGTTCAACTTCTTCAATAATACGTTTCTTCTTACGTTTATCGTAGCGAACTGCTTTAGGGTTCGGCTTAAACCCAATACTAAGCCCATCTAGTGCGCCCATCTTCATTAACTCATATGCTTCTGCTCCTGCTTGAGTTTTTAAAGCTAGACGTCCTTTAACTTTTAGTCCATTTTGATCTTCTGAAATTTCATCAAAAACACCTATAGGCATATCTGATTTATGTTGATACAGAAGTTTTACATTTTTTGGTTTCTTCTTTTTGAGTGATTTAGTAAATGCTCCGTTTCTAATTACGTCATTACCTAAGTCTGTATTATTAAATATAGAACCGTAACCCTCAAAAACCCCCTCATCTACTTCTTGCTCATCAAAAACTGCTTTGATCTCAGTTTTTACTTCAATGGAATCATGCTCACTTTCAACTATGTTTTCTTCCTGTTTTACATCTTCGCCTGTTGCTTCAATGTATTCTTCATGAGTATTGCAAGGCATAAAAATTTTGTTCCCATCTTCATCATGTGAGTGTGAACCCTCGCAACCTATTTCTTTGGCTCTATCTAATGCTTCACTTTCAGTAGTGAATACATCATCTCGGATTTCGCTTTTTTCGTCAGTATTTTCCTCTTGGGTTTCTACCTCTGTTTCATTCCCTTTGGAATCGTAGGAGTTATTACAGACTGCTGACCTTTGTTCGGTATCAGTGTATTCTGCTTCCATTGTATTGTCTCCCATACATCTATTAATAAAGTCTTGCCTATTCTCTCCGTCTTTTGGTTTTGGTATCGGCATATAACTATATATAGTAGTTAAAATTGTATCCTAGCACAAGATGTGTACATTTGTAACTAATTTTATGGTTAGTCATTGACATAGTCTAAGTCCTCATTATCAACATATACAACTACACATCTACAATTAACAACATTTTTTGCTCCACCTCTAGAATCTCCTGGCTGTTTCATCAGGGCACCATTGATTTCAAAATCCTCATCAATTGCACGTACTTGACCATTTGCTCTTGCATGACTTGGTCTAGTTCTATCGTCACCAACACTTACCCATCTCTTTTTCATCTCTATGCCTAGTTCTTTACTTACTGTTTCGTTATACATTTGACTAGCATAACTACTCGCATTATGTGTTTCTGTTCTTGCTATTCTTGCAGCCCTAGTTCTGTTTAGACTTATAGCTCTGCTTCTTATTGCTTTTACTTGTAATGGTATTGATAGTTCCTGATTCTCAACTAATAAAGAATCTAACATAGTTGCAGTTGCTATTGATATATTTGTGTAAAGAGGTTCTCTAGTTCTCAAATATTCAGTGTATGCGTAAGTGAATGCCATAGGCCTGTTGAAAGAAATGAAATCTAAATCTTTAGCGCCAGTATCATAAGTTTCAATGTTTAAGTTTATTACCTCTCTGAAGGTACGTTGTAGTTGTACGTTCATAAGTTCAGATATTTCATTATTAATCTTTCTTATTAATACAGTTTGATCTGCCTGAGAAAAGTTTTGTGTCTGTTCGTACTTACTTAGTATTGCAAATATGTTCTTATCTAATATAAGTCTTAGTTTAGCAAAGGTATTTTTTTCCAACGTAGTACGTAACCTAAGTTGTCGTATTACTTCTTGACGTGCATTAAGTCTGCGTGTTCTATAACGTTTTACCTGAAAAGTCTTATATTTTGGTAGTTTTTGCGAAATTTCGGGGTTCATATTTCCCGTCTAAGCCCTTTTTTTGGGTCTAGTAATACCATAACAACCCTACTTTTTAGAGCTTTTTGGGTGTCCTTTAGGTAATAAATCTGTGTCATGAGCTCCTGATCTAAACCTTCCAGTTCGTAAAGTCCTTAGAAAGTTATTAACACGTGCTAAAGCCCATTGATCTGAGCTAGTTACACTCGGTCTTACTGATGATGGGTTAGTTCTGTATGCACCAACACCCCTATTGAATACTTCTTTTAACACACCCAAAGTAGTACGTTTACTTGCTACATCGCCTACATCTTCATTATGGTCTTTGATTTTATCTTTAAGTATTTCTTCTACCCTTTTAGATACTTCAGCTTTGTGTGTTGAAGTTTCCACTTCTACGTGTACATCAAGCTCATTTTTTTTATCAAGCTCTCTATTGATCTGAGCTACTTTTGTTTTAGCCCAAGTGAATCCTGCATCACCACCCCATAAGCCCCATGCGATTCTACCTGCACTTGGGTAACCATCTTCACCTCTCCTAAAACCGTCTGCTTCTTTATCTACTTCATGCCTAGCAAAAAAGCTAAACATTCTTTTTACTGTATCTACGGATAGATTTTCTCTATTCTTTAACTGATTTGCTCTAGTTACACCTACAATAGTACCGCCTCTGTTGTGTTCTTTTCTCCACTCAAGAGCTTGTACTGCTTCTTTTTGCATACCTTTTGTTGGTCTTAAATCAATGTCTGATACATCTTTATAATCTAATTCATCCCAATCCCAAGTTTTGTTTTCCTCATCTTCTAAAAGCTCATCATGTAACAATTCTTCATATTCTTTTTCATCTTCACTTTGGGAAGGTGGTGGTAATGGTTCACTACCCAACGGGAATAGATTTGCTGATATGTAAAGCTCATCACCACCTTGCATCGGAGAAAGTCCTAATTTTTCTCTTGCTTCGTTTCTTGTGATGATACCCTCTCTAACAGCAGTCGTTACGTTTTCATATATTCTTCTTCTTCTCTCTGACAGAGCAGGTATAGCATCAACATCAAATGAGAATCGCAAATCATCCCCAAACATAGGCACAAGCCATTCATTTAGGTCGGATTGAATTTTCTTTAAGTATGGAATAATAGTTTCTTCATATAGAGCTAATCTAGCTTCTGCTACATTTGCGTAGGTCTGTGCATCAGGCACTCCTACAAGTTGGGACGGAACCCCAAAACATAAGGCAATATCAGTTGCCGATAAATGTTTTAAATTAATAAAATCCATGTCTTTAGGGCTCAGCCCCATCTCTTTCCAGTCAAAGTCTCCCTCTAGGAGTAGGGGACGACCTGCATTACTGGTTCCTGAAAATCTATTATTCAGGTCTGTCATGAGTTGTTGTCTTTGTGAATCAGTTAAATTAACTGTCATTCCTGCATCATCTTTTGGTTTAAAGATTACTGCGCCACTTGGTCTTGCGCCATTATTCAATAGGTTTACGTTATGTTTACTTGATAAGTTGTGTTGATCTATTTCAACTGCGGCAGCCGAAAGAGGTGAACATCCATAGAAATCATCTAATGGATTCCATAACTTAATGTGTTTAATATCACTAAATCCGTTTTCTTGATCTACGTCATAAACTTTTTCTATCCTTCCATTGACCATATATTCATAACGTTCAGGCATATAGTTCTTATCACCTTTGACAACTATTCTGTCAGGTCTTAATAAGTGTAATTCCTGTGGCGGTTGATTATCAGGGCCAACTTTTAAAATATAAGCATTACCTGATAGCATTAAATAACCATATAGACTATTAAAAAACTCTGAATAACTTTGCAAAGGGTTAGGTCTAGATAAAATTGCATTCAGTTGGTGTTCTTCAAGAATATCATCACCACTCTTTACTACAAAAGGCACACTACTTGCACCTTTAGCTATTTCGTTTACACAACGGTAAACAATTGCATTTTCTAAATATCCCTCTTTAGCTAAATCTTGATACTTATAGGCACGATTCCCACTACCTACACCAAAATAGCCCATGACAGACCCTGCTTGTTTCTTTTCTACTTTTTTAAGCCCTAGAGCTTTTCTTATATCATCTACTATTGCCATTTAACTTACTCTCCATTTTGCTTGTCCTGATGATCTATTAAGTTCTGACAAACCCCATACTAATGCATCTAGTCTATCAGGACTTGGGGTAGTTTGTCCTGTATATGTACACATTTGGGTTTCTAATTCAGGAAAATACCCTATATGGTGTACTCTTTCTTGCTCATATAAGGCAGATATTGGCTCTGCTCTTACTAATTTACCCCTTGTTGCCCTAACTGACCGATACGGAACATTAGGGTCTGCATTCCTGATAAGTCTTTCTACCAAGTCTCCACCATTATTTACCTCGGCTACTATTCTATCAGCTTCCCAATCATAAAAAGCATTAATAGCTAATCTAGCCCATTTATCAGGAGTATGTCTTCCTGAAATATCATCTAGTACATAGTAACTTTGATTAAAGTCTTTGCCAACTACTATGATTCCTGTTTCGTCTGAGTTCTCTCCACTAGTAACAGCAGGGTCTATGCCTACTATTATTTGTTGTAGTTCTATTTCTGTACCTGCAGGTTTTCTAGCTTTCTCAATTAAACTTGGACTCCATAAAGCTCCCTCAACATCTTCTACTATTTCTGCATAAAGTTCTTGTCTGCCTAATGTAGTGCCCTCATATCTTTGACGCATCATTTCTAGCGCTGATTCTGATAGGTTTTCTTTGTTTTCAAAGGTAGAACCCCTAGTTATGTGTACGTCTTTCCTGTCTAATAGCTTCTTTATGATGGGTAAAGGTTTAGGGGTAGTTGTTATAACAGCTTGTGGATTATTGCCTAATCTTAGACCGAACATTAGTTGGTCAAATGCTTCAGGGTATTGCCAAGCAGCTAATTCATCACACCATGCTCTATGGAATTGTGGTCCCCTCAGTCTTTCAGGATTAACAGCAGCAAAACCAATTATCTTTGAACCATTATGTAGTTTTATCTCAGCTATACTACTTGCGTATCCTTGCGTACCAAATGAGCTATCAAAACATTCTTTAGGAATAATGCTTAATAAACCTGATGGCCCATTGAAGCAAACTCTACGCAGATCACCAAAAGTGGGGGCTACGACTGCAGAAATTGTATTTGGATTCCTTAATGCGTAAAGAGCTATATCTTGTGCGCCTGTTCTAGTTTTACCCCACCCACGACCTGCAAGTATTAACCATATATTATATTCGTCACTAGGACTTAGTTGTTTTTCTCTCGCCTTTTTAAGCCAATCAGTGTAAAGGGTTATCGCCTGTTTGTCTGCGTTGCTCTGCAACCGTGTCAAGCAGTTCCATAGCTTCTCGGAAGGCATCTGTGTCGCTGATTTCTGCATTTAATTTCATATTCTCCGTTGATTCACCAAGAGCTAATTTGCCTAGTTTCTGGGCTGATAGTGCCGCATTAGATAACTGAGCTACTGCTTGTGGTGATAATAAATGTTTAGAGTTTGGGTCGCTTGTACGTGCTTGTGAATTTAAAGAAAGTGATATTCCAACTTCACTGAGAAGAAACTTAGCTACTCTTAACGCATTACTGTCAAATTGTTTGCTTTCATGCACAAGTTCCTTCTGTCTCTCTGCATCTAGTCTTTCTAGATATTCGGTATGGAATCTTTCCTGTTGAGCTTTCCATGATTCTTTCTGAGCCCACCTATATAAACTACTTTTAGCTACTTTATATTCAACACTTAATGCATCAAGTGATTTGTACTTCTTTTCACCTGTTCCATCATCTATACCCTGTACATATGCATTACGTATTTGTTCTAGAATATCTTTAGTAATTTTATTCTGTTGTGTTTTTTTACTCATAAATTATCACTTATTCTCAGTAGTCTATCCTTTCAGTACTAATAAGTAAACTACAAAATGGGTTAATTATTTTGTCTATAGACTTGTATTTAAACTTTTGTTTGTTAATATAAACATATTGGAGTTAAATATGAAAAACGAAAATATGAAAAATTCTAAAACTACTGGTGAGGTAACCAAAGAAATTTGTGATCATCTTACCTACTCAAGTATGTGTTATACATATGCTGATTTAAGGGGAAGTCGTTGTCATGCACGTGCTTCTTTCGTTCTGTATAAATTATTTGGTGACCTATGGATGGAGCAAGTTGATGGTATTCACGAATGGTATGAGCAAACTTCTATCACACATAGGGTAAGGGGGTTAGACGTATGCAAAGTTTAGTTGAACACTCTATAGAAGAATTAGTTGATTTACTCAACATAAATCCTGAATCTATTAAATACGTAGATAATGGTATTGTTGTTGATAGCAAAAACTATTTTTCTAAAGATAAGTTAATTGATCTAGCACACGAACAGTCTGCAGATCATATCGGGTAGTTTTTTATGAACAATGAAAAATTACAAAGACTGATTCATGCTTATCAACTTCTAAATACATCTGATAAAGCTGAGTTGGGTTTAGATGGTGGTACTGGTACTCCTTTGGTGGGTTTATCTAGAGAATTTGCTGAGAATTTCTGTTGGGCTAGACATACAGTGCCACAATTACAAGCAATTGAACAATCCACTATGGATGGCAGTATGAAACAACAGTTATTACATTTATCTAGATTTATTACTCAGTCTAATAAGTTTTATGCAAGAGAAACAAGCGAAAATACTTTGTCAGAAAAAGAATGTAAGGCATTATTGCCTGAGTTGAAATACCATGCCCCTTATCGTTTTACTTTTTTACAATGGGAAACTGACGAACAAATTTTACACATTACTTGTTCAGGTTCACATGAAGATGATGATGGTTTTACTGGTAAACCTCACCATGAACCACCTGATGGTACTGAAAACAAATGCTCTTTGGCTTTTTCTATGAACATATACAATAAATCTGATTTCATAAAGCATTTACAAGACGATCATATTGAAAACTTGCCTACAAGTATGGAAAGAATAACTCATGGTAATAAGTTTGCACTAGATATGAATGTGTACTACATAGTCTTTCATTCAGATGGTACATATAGTTGGCATGTAGATATGCCTGAATGTCTTAAAATACAAGAAGCAGAATTACCTGAAATAGAAATAGCAGAGACATGGGTTAGTACTATAGTATCTGTTTGGACAAAATTTATGATCTTCTTGCAGTACCCACAAATATGTTCTGTTGGTAAAGTCGGTGGTAGAGGAAATACTTGGATAGAACCTATTCACATTAGGCATAAAGCATCTGTTTTAAGAAACAAGCCCAAGTTTGAACATAAAAAACTTGTCATTAGTATGTTTGGTAGCGAAACTGGAAGCACTAATGGTGGTATAGGTGGTAGAAGTAGTGGTACTGCATTTCATAGTGTTAGAAAGCATTTAAGACGTTTGCCTGATGGTAAATTTACTTGGGTAAAAGCACACTTTAGAGGTAGCAAGTCTCAAGGGGTAGTAACAAAGGACTACATATTAGAACAATGAAGTATATAAAAAGAATATTAGAAGTTGTTAATGAGCAAGAGGTTGACCTTATTCTTAGCGAATTAGAAGTAGTAGCTAAAGAATATAAATTAACTCCCTATCAAGTAATGGTTGATCTCTTGCAATTTAAAGAAACAGAAGCTAATGATACTTATTGGCAGAATTTCAAAAACATTGAATAAAAGCCCCCTCTCATAACATTAGACGTAATTTGGATTATGGTGAGGGTGGCTTTCTTACTAAAAAAAAGGGGTAGCTATCGCAAACTACCCCGAAGATTATAATGAAAAATTTTATTAAAATTAATTAATAGGTTCTAAAAATTATATTTGTTTTAAAAAAATAAATCAATCAAAAGCCCTTTTGCCATCATCAGGCACCCATCCATCACTAAATTCTTTATCACTGCCTTTTTCTGTCATAGGCCTATAGTCATATAGTCTATCTATTTCTTCTTGTTCCATACCTAGAAACTCTTTGATCTGTTCATCAGACCACTTATGTTTTTCTCGTAAATCTCTAACAATATCTGTCATAGGAAGTATTAAGTGATTACCTCTAGCCCTGTTATGAACAATTGTTGCTGCTTTCTGCTCAGCCAAGTCTATTTCATCTGACAAAAATACTACTGGTACAAGACCATCAGTAAGTTCATATATTTCTTCATCAGCAGAGACTGTCCACCTATGAAAACCATCAACAATTTCTTTATTTGATCTAGCAACTATTGGTTGTGTCCATCCACAAAGTTTTATTGATGTTTTTAGAAGCTCTAGTTCTACTGGTGATACCTTATTAGGGTTATAGTCATTTGCCTTAAGCTCAGACCTGTCTAGCCATTGTATTTCAGTTATAGGTTGATTATTTTTCCCTTTTTTTACCATGATGTCGTTCCTCCTCATATGCACGTTTCATTTTAGCAACTATTTTTGGGTCTGTAGAAAATGCAGGTGATTTTCTGTCTTTGAAATCTCCTCGCATAGCAATTCTTAATAAGAAGTTCCAACTCATACCCGTATGATAGTGTGGATTCTCAAGAATAGGGTCAGATGTTTTGTTTTTATGCCATCTTATCCAGTATTGTATTTTTTCTGATACTTTGGATTTGTAAGGTTCTTCATGTTTCATAAGATGGTATTTTAAGTAATCAATCCAATCTATATCATCAGGTTTTGTTGGAATACCATTGTATGCATACAGTTCTGTATTTGCATATCTAGCCGCAGTTGCAGAACCCTCAACTCTTGTTTGCATTTTTTCCCAAATATCAGGAAAGGCAATTGAATACTGCCATAATCCTCTCATAGGTTCTTCTCCGTATGGTGGAGCTACTCTTTGCTGTAAGTGTGTAAGCCCTAGTTTTTCAAATAGATCATAAGTTGTGTTGTAATCCCATTTGTATCTATGAGGTGCAGTCCAAACATCAACTGTTTTCATATCGTATATAGGACATACTTTCCAAACATTGGCTAGTGCTGTCTGTGACTTAAGGTTTATCATGTATGGTTCATATCTTCTACCATGACCAGTTTGCAATATAGTACGGTATCTTGTAAGTGATTCTTCTGATCTAATCCCCATTATCACACCTACTTCACCAACTTTATCAGGTGGAAACAAAAGACCGTTCATCTCAGGAACACTTGGTCTTTTTTTTACTTCTATAGGGAACATAGGAATATCATCATATTTAATTACACAATCATAATCAGGCATAGGTCTTACCCATTTTTCCTCATCTTCGGGGCCCCACGGATACCAGTATGGATTTTTTCTACTACACCCATTTCTATGTTTGACTGGAATACATAACCAGTGCATATTGACTTCAGGCAAATCAGCAACTCTTTTTACATAGTCTATAGTTTCATATGGTATTGCTTCTTCATCAAAGAAATATACATCAAGTGGAAGTTTTCCTCTTTCTTTAGCAACTTCAAGTGTAAGGTTTAGACAGACAGTAGAATCCTTTCCACCACTAAACATGACTACAACTGTATCAAAAATATCATAGGTTCTATTTATTCTTTCAATAGCTAGATCATATACATTTTTATCAATTGTCTTTTTTTTGTGTACTTTGCTCATTTTTTAGTCCTCTGACTTGTTCTCTAAGAGCTTCTAAGCTATTAAGGAATACCCTAATACCCCCTAAATTTACCCTTTTCCATGATCTATATAGGTTCTATTCAACATAGGATGGTTGGTGTCGGTTGGTCCAAAATCACTATCAGGGTGATATGCAATAATGTCCATGAAGTTTTCTGCTGTTCTAAAACTATGAACCTCGCCTTCCTCTAGACAAAACATCATTCCTTTTTTTAAATCTTTTTCCCATCCCTGTTGTTTGCCATCAGGTTTTTGGAATGCTTCCCCTTTTCCATCTATTACAATTCCCATTCTTATGCTTGGGTGTAAGTGTTGTGTTTGATCTATGCCTACTGGAAAGTGTAGATAGTTAAGACAAGGGTCGCCCAGTCTTGGTGGCATGACAAGCAAAGTATCTGTACACCCATCAATATATGACAATCTACCTCTATCTTCTGTTTTTCCTACTTGATCTAATCCTCTAAAACCTTTTCTTATTATTGCAAAAAGTTTTGAACCATCTACCAAAGATTTACACTCATATTTTCCTGCTAGACTGAAGAAGCTACCCTCTGAGACCATATATGTGTCATTATCTTTTTTAATACTAAAACCACCCTCAGTAACAAAACCATATGTAGTATGGTCCACACAATCAGAAGCAAAGTCATTTTCTTTGCACATCATTATAGTTGGGTACATGGTTTCAAGCATATCAATGACATCACCATCTTTAGGGTTATCAATCAGTATCAAGTTTGTATCTCCTTACAAGCTCCATAAGTGCCTGTGTTTTTGTGTCTAAAAATAAGGTTCTTCTAATTATTTCTATTGCATCCATTACTGCTTTTCTTTCATCAGTTTCCATATAAAAAATCAACGGTACTTGGTTGCTTAAATCTTTTGCTCTGTAACCTACAGTATCTTCTTGAATATCCTTGTCTATTAAATCATCAAAAGCATCAAACTTTCCATCATCTTCAAGGTTAAATCCTGCTACTTCTATATCTAGGTCTCCGAGCTTCTTTAGTTCTTCTGTTAAAAAGGTTTCTTCCCATTGTGTAAGTTCAGCAACTTTATTGTCAGCTAGTCTGTATGCATCTATTTTTTCTTGTGAATCTTCATAAATAATACAGGGTACTTCTTTCATTTCTAATGACTTACATGCCAATAAACGAGTATGACCTGCAACAATTACATTTTCTTTGTCAATGACTATGGCTTGTCGCATACCATGATTTTTAATTGATTTGGCACATTCTTCTACTGCCTTTTCTGAGATAATTCTTGGATTTTGATAGTAAGGTATTAAATCATCAACTTTTTTTGTTACTATGTCCATTACGGGTTAGTTTAGCATCATTTATGAATCATTCCAATGTTCATCTTCACCCCAATCAACATTATCTTTTCTTTCAACAAAAATCTTTTTATTTGCATCAAAATCAAAAGTTACTGAACCAATTTTTCCATACAAATCTTGTTCTCTAACTTTTCTTGTCATTACTTGTGTAGAGTTATCATCAAAATCTCTATGTATTGTTAATATCACATCACTTTGGTTATGCCAGTGAGAAGCTCCACTTATATCATAAGCAGTCGGTGGGGCATATCCACCATCACTTGCTTTTGGTAGTTTAGTTGGGTGAGCAATCACAAACACAACTACATCATGTACTCTTGCAAACCGTTTACACTTAGAAATGAAATCCCTTATATGTTCATCTTCTCTAGTATTTCCTGCTCTTGAAGCATTCACCTCATTGTACGGGTCAATAACTATTCCATTTACACCATGTTTTAAAATTGAACCTTTTGCTATTTCTAGTATGTAATCAATTGTTGGTATCTCGTCCTTTGTTTCAATGAAGTAGTAATGCTTTGAAATAAAATCCAGTGCTTCATCTAACTCATTTTGAGACATTCTGTTATTGAAACCCTCGTCAAAACTCTTTTCTTTGAACATTTGGGTTATTCTTCTTATATGCATACCCGTTGAATGCTCAGGACTATATAGAGCAAATTTCCATTTATGATTTTGTGCAATCCTCAACAACAACTGATCTAAGAAATATGACTTACCGTGATTAGGTATTCCAGTAATAGTATGGAAAGTACCTTTTAAGATTTTATAAATATCATCTAAAGCTCCCATACCTGCTTCTATTGGTTTAACGTAATTACCGTTATAAAGATCATAAACAGTACCAACATAGTCAGTAACAGTGTGTAATCCATCAATAGGATATGGTATTGCATTAGTTATAATTTCTTGCAACTTATCACTACCATGTTTCATTAAAACATCATTAGCATCTTTACAATCTTCGGGTGTCTGAACATACCAACACACATCTTTACCAAATCTATGTAGAAGTTCATCATGTAATGCTTTACCTGCTTGGTCATTATCAGTAAATAAAATTATCTTAGTGGCTTTCAAAGGACAGTTTTGCAGTGCTTTAAACCTTGAATCATTATCTTTATATGTAGCTTCTTTAGGCGCACCGTCAGGTAATGATGTTGCATTGTTAAAACCAATTTCATGTAAACTAAGCACATCCATTTCACCCTCAACAAAAATTATTTCTTCTTTATCAAAAACATTTCCATAGTTGTATAGAGTTCTTTTTGTTTGTTTTTCTTGTTTAAACTTTTTATCACTAGTCCTGTATTTAATATTCACTAGTTCATTTTTTTCATCATAGTATGGAAGTGCTATCCAATACCCATCAGTACTTATAGAAAAATCATCAACTGTTTCCTTTGAAATATGCCGATTTGCAAAGTAACTGTACATTTCTTGGCTTTTTTCTTGTACTTTTGGTAATTTTGGGCTTCTTATTGGTGTTCTAACGGGTTTAAATGGTGTTCCCCTTGTATTACCCTTACCCCCTTTCCACCCACAATGGTGACAATACCATACTGCATTATCATGCTCTATCGTTACCGTTAGAGGTCTATCACTTGAATCATGTGGTGGCTGACACTGAGGACACTTAGTTTTTTGAGTTCCTAAGTTATTGTGTTTTAAACGTATATTTTCATCAGTTAAATCTATCATCTTTTACTCCTTATATTTTTAACTTATCCTGCAATTGAATTGAGAGTATTACTTTTCTGACTAAGATAATCAAGATACCTTTTTTGTCTTAACCATGTAGTTGCATGAGGAATATACTTTTGTTCGGTGTTATCCCTTATGCACACTTCTCTAAAATTCTTTACACCTTTCATTACTTCTAAAATTTCTTTTGACTTCATTTTGTTGAAAACCAAACCTGTCTGATACTTGTTCACTTTTCTTGGATACAGTTTCCAAAAACCATCAAACTTTTCACCATATATATCTTTAGTTTTAGCTTTAGTATTATTGGTCACTGGTGTCCTAACAGATAGGTCATGTGTGTCCTGTAGTAACATAGTATATTCATTTGAATTGAAACCTCTTGCAGTTATGTTGATTAATTTTTTTTCTTTTAATGATTTAATACATCTACGTATTGATCTCTCTGTAACTCCACATAATTTAGATAAATGTTTTTCACTAGGAAAAGATTTTTGTTCTGAATTTGCATAGTTACAAAGTATAAGTAAAACGAGTTTACTGGTTGGAGTGTCGGTATTTTGTTTAATACCCCACGATAATGCTTCTATACTCATAACCACCCATTATGGGTTATGAAAATAAAAATATCAATCCAAATTATAAAAGTCGTTTGGTTTTACTTTTTTATTTGTGAGATTATAGATTTTTTCCATCTCGTCTTTTCTTGGTATTCTTTGACCGGCACACCACTTTTGTAAAGCTCCTACAGATATTTCTTTACCGTGTGCTTTTGATCTTTCAATAAACTCTTTATGAGTAATATTATTATTTTTTAACCAGTCAGTAATTTTCATATTTATAGTCTATCTAAATTAACACTGGTAATCTACCCAAAATGGGTTTAAAATGTCTAAAATTTGATAAAAATATGAAAAATAATCCATTTGAGAAACACGGTGTCGCAAGACTTTCACCATCTTCTATAAATAAGTTTCGCAGTGATCCTGCTAAGTGGTTAGTTAATATAGCAGGGTATAGAGATACAGCATATGCTCCTGCCATGACATTTGGGAATATAGCAGAATATGGGATTACTCATGCTTGTTTACACCCTGAATCCCCCGTAGAAGAATGTATTGCTTTATCTATGGCTAGGTACGATATAGTCCATAAAGAGATATTTGATAAGGGGCTAGGAGATCAATACGACTTTGATGGTTGTATAAAAAGACAACTTTTATTACCTGAAACTCTTAGAATGGCTATACCTATATATAGAAATTTTGGAAAACTAGAAAAAGCACAACACAAAGTTGAATATAAGTTTGATGATATTCCAATACCAGTAATGGGTTATATAGATATGGAGTATGAAAATTGTGTAAGAGATATAAAAACTACTGGCTCAACACCAAAACTACGTAGTGATTACCAAAGACAAGTTTCTTTCTACAGTCTTGCTACTGGGAAAAAAGCAGTACTTGACTATGTCTATGCTACAAAAACAAAAAAAGAATTAGTAACAATACCAGTTAATGATGTCCAAAAACATATAAAGGACATTCACCTAATTGCAAAAAAAATGATGAACCTTTTGTCATTTTCAAGCGATATTCATGAAGTTGCACGTATGTCATGTCTTGTACCTGACACTACCAATGAAAACTTTATGAGACAGTGGGGCCCAACTGAAATAAAAGGGGCTAACGTTTTATTTAAGGAGTGAAATATGAAAGACGAATTAGTAAATGCTTTGATTAAATTTCAAAGTCAAGTAGAAGATGTTAAAAACGACTCTGAAAACCCATACTTTAAAAGTGGTTATGCATCACTTGGGGCTGTTATTGAATCAGTGAAAGAGTTGTTAAATAAAAATGGGATATATTTTCAACAAATAGCCCATGAAAAAGAAAATGCACTTGGAGTGGAAACAGTATTATTTGGACACGGTAGTTCAATAAGTAGTGGTGTAGTATTTATGCCAACAACAAAGAATGACCCTCATGCTTTCGGTAGTGCTTTAACTTATGCTAAGAGATATAGCTTAATGATGGCTTGTGGTCTTAGATCAGAAGATGATGATGGTAATACTGCAGTTGATAAATCAAAAAAATTCTCAAACCAAAAAATGAGCAACAAAACTGCATACCAAAGTAATCCAACACCAACTACAAAATCGTCAGATGATTACTTCTAAAAAGAAAATTTTATCAATAACTGACTGTGTGTATTTGTGTATGAGAAATGGCAAGAAGTGGACTTACTGGCAATTACAAGAAACCATAAAAGAGAAAGCTAATAAGTTCTATAGTGAAAACTCAATTGGTGCCGCAGTGAGAGATTTACGTAAAATGCCTGAAAGAAAAAAGTATAATTTGAATACCAATATGGCATTTAACACGGTTAAAAAAGAAGCTATAACTGGTGGAAAAGGATATACATACAGACTAGTAGAAAAAGGTTTTGAAGAATAAGGATGTTTAGAAATATGTTAATTGATATTGATGTAAGTGAAAAAGATTATGAAGAAGTAAAGAAAATGAATTTACAACTCATAGATCAAGCATTTTTTGCAAGAAAAATTAGTGCCAATGTTAAGAGACTTTTATATGAAGTTTGGAATAATGAACCAATTATTACTAAAGAAAAAGAAATTAAAGTAGCTATGACATTGAAACAATATATACAACTTCAACAATTGATGCCCGAAGTATCTGAGGATATACAGAACGGTCTTTTTTTTAAACAAAAACAACATTAAGGTAAAAATATGAAGAAAGAAGATGTGGTCATGTATCTCGGTAATAGAGGGCATGATAAGGATATAAATGATATTACTAAAGCGAAAAGGGTTGATGATTATGTGTTTATACAATTTTCGTACCCTGCTTTACCACTAGAAGAAGATATAGAGTTATATGATCTAACTGATATATATGGAGAATGTGTTGATGCTTGGTTCTCTAAAGACTTTGATTGGGAAGAAGAAAATTTGAAAAAATTAATTAAGCAAGTAGAAGATCAGCTCTACGGATAAATTTGAAAAAAAATAGGAGAAAAAAATTATGAGTGAAGAAAATACTAATTATCAGAAAGAAAAAAAAGGTCGTATGTGGCCTGAAACTGAGGCAAAAGTAATCCGTAAAGGTTCACTAATGCTACAGGGCAAGAAAAGATATGTTGCTATTCTAAAAACATTTATTAATGGCGAACATAAATATGAGTTAATGATGTCTGTTGGGTTGTTACATACTCAAGAAGAAAAATTAAGTCCAAAAAGTCCTGACATAAAAGGGCCAGTTACTATTGATGGTGAAAGTTATTTATTCAGTGGTTGGAAAGAAACATCAGAACAGGGTGTCTCATATACTAACGTAAGTCTTTTGGCTAAAACTAATGAAAAAAACCAAGACTTCTAAAAAAAGATTTGAGGATAGAGAGCATTTAGAAAGTATTGCAAGAATGCAGTGCATTATGAGGTCTTTTCATACGGGTTGTGAATGCAAAGGGCCAACACAAGCACACCATCTATTAAAACCATATGATGGTTCTAGGGGTATAGGATTAAGAGCAAATGACAAAAATGTTATACCCTTATGCTATCACCATCACCATGAGCTACACACCAAATATGGCAGTGAAAAAGAGTTTTTTAATGCTTATGGACTTCCTGATGATACTGGAAAGAGAATAGCTGAAATGCTTTATAACAAAAGAGTTCCAATAAAAATTATTGATAATTCACCATTTTAGACAAAATAAACCTAGTTTTTTATTGTAACTGGTTGTATTTATAAACAAATCATGGTCTAATTGTATTGTTATTTGATAAAAGGAGTTTGAAAAAATGACATTTGAAAAAAGTTTGAATAGAGAATCATTTGATACCAAAAGAAAATTTGGGGTTGAAATAGAATTTATATCAAAAATTTCGCAGTGTAATGCAGTAGCTAAAATTAATGATTACCTAAAAGCAAAACAAGCAGAGGGTAATCCTGTAGCAGATTTTAGATTTGAAAGTGTTTACTACTCTGATTCTAGTAATACTTGGAGAATTAAAACTGATTCAAGCATAAGAGATACTAGTGACTATCCATATGGTCTAGAGTTAGTAACACCAGTTCTACACGGTGAAGCAGACTATGAGAGATTAAAACTAGCTATTGAAGCAATTAATACTAGTCTTTATGAAAATGTGAATGGGCTTGATAGATGGACTAGTGCAAACAGAAGTTGTGGATTGCACGTTCATGTTGGGATTGAGAATTGGAAAATTGGCAACTTTAAAAATTTATTTAAAAGATATGCTAAGTTTCAAAAGACTATAGATTCATTGTTGCCTCATTCAAGACGTGAAAATAAAGGTAATTACTGCAAATCAAATTGGGATTTAGATGGACAACTTTCTGAAATATTCTCTCAAATAAATAAAGTAAGGACAACGTCAAAATTGAAGTCGTTACACAATAACTATACTAGATACGTTAAATTGAATTTACAAAGTTTTTGGAAGCACGGAACAATTGAGTTCAGACAACATAGTGGTACTGTTGATATGGAAAAGATCATAAATTGGTTAAAAGTATGTATGGCTATGGTTGAGTGTGGTGATGCTAAAAGAGCAATAAGACTAAACAATAATCCATTTGAGAAACTAAATGATAATAATTATGATGTTAAAACATTTTTCAATGGACTATCTAAAGGTAGTGACTTAATAAATACTAAATTAAGACTTTTTTATAATAGACGAGTTAAAAGTTTAGAAAACAATAGATCAGGGTATTAATGAAAAAATTAAAATATTACATAGAAGTAGATAATTGTGTTCTTGAGGGAATGAGTAAGGTGAGTATTGCCAAGCAAATGTATGCAAGTTCTAAGGTCTTTCATTTTACTGGTGAACCCTTTGAGAAATGGATAGATAACACAAGCAAAAGAATCAAAATCCAGTATGGATATGATTTGGTTTATGAAGATATAGCCCAGTTCATAGATCAATTAGAACACTATGGGCTAATAAGGAGTGTGCAGTAATGTTGTATTTTGCATATGGAGCAAACTTAAATATTAATGGCATGAAACGAAGATGTCCAAAGGCAAAACCTATGGGTAAGTTTTCGTTACCAAGTCATAAATTAGTATTCAAAGGTGTAGCTGATATTGAAGAACAAGATGGTTCAGAAGTTCACGGTGTACTTTGGGATATTACTGAGGATTGCGAGAAAGCACTAGATCGTTTTGAGGGTTATCCATACCTTTACTTAAAGAGAACATCTTGGAGAAAGATAAACGGTTATGCTGAACCAGTTATGTTCTATGTTATGAGAAATAGCAAAGAATATATTATGCCTAGTACCCCATACTTAGAATGTATAAAAGAGGGTTATGAGGATTTTGACTTAAATATAGAATGTTTAAAAAATGCATTAGACTTCACAAAGAAGAATGATAGAGGTTTTAAACATATCTCTTATAATTGGGGTTCATAATGGGTGAAGTGTATGTAATGCTCAAGGAAGACTTAGTAGCTGTTACTAATAATCCAAAGAAATGGTTAGAAGAACACAATTTAAGCCGACACCATAGATTTCAAGATCAACTTGAAGATTTTGAAATTATTAAGACAAAGGTTTCAGTGTTTGAGGAGAAAAAATGACAGGCGAAGAATTAAAAAAACTTAGAGTTGATAAAGGAATGTCTCAAGGAAGATTAGCTGAATTGTTAGGTTATTACTCTAAAGGTGTACCAAATAGAAGTATGATCGCAAGATTTGAAAATGGTCATGCTTCTATAAATATTAGGATAGCAAACCTAATAAGGATAATTTTGAAATGAGTAAAGCTAGATATAAAAAAGAAACTGAGCAACTCTACGACAGTGTAGATAGCTTAGATGTGCTTATTGGTCTGTCATTAGACATCAATAACATAAACAAAAAACTTTATCCTAGAATTAACTCTACATACCAAGTTCATACAGAAGATCAACTACAATGTTTGGTTGAAATTTATATGAAGTTGCAGAAAGTACAAAACAAATTGTCTAAGGAAATCGGGAAAGCATTTACGGAGCATTAAATGAAAAAGATTAGAGCATACTTAATTGACCCTAAAGAAAAAGAAGTCAATAAGTTGATGATTGATTATGATCCCAATGATGGGTATTTTTGGAAAAAGTTAAAAGGTCATATTGAGTTATTTGATGATGATTTACTGCAGATTATAAGTGCAAACCATGAAGATATAGGCAAATATCAAAGAGATTCAATTTTATTAGATGAAGAGGGTTTATTAAAAGAAGATAAGAAAGAGTTATTTTTATGGTTCATGTTTGAATCAAATTATTATCACATATTGTGTGGTAAGGCATTAGTGATTGGAACACAAGAAAACGGTATATGGTGTAGTCCTGATTACACTGAACAAGACATAAGAGACAGAATACTTTGGGATTGCAATAACTTGCACAAACATCCTAGAATTAAAAACTATTATGAGGGGTAGATATGAATTTTAAACAATTTGAATATGACGAAAAAAGTAGTTATGAGCATAATCTAATGTGCTTCATTAATTACTCTAAATATGAAGTAAGTGAAATAAATGCTAAATATGGTGGTAAGGAAACGTTTAATCCAAAACGTTGTGAAGAAAACTTCCACACGTTGTTTGGTCATAGGGCAGTAGTTTAGACCCTTGTCCTAGTATTACTTACTCTCTTTCAAGCCCTTAGAAGCCAAGTCAGCCACTTCTGAGGGCTTCATTTCTTCTGATTCACTAGCATATTTGATATTTAGCCCTGCTAAAGTACATAAACGGTTTTTTTCATCTTTGCCTTTTTCGGTCAAAGATACTTTGTTGCTTTCTATTTCTACAAAACCATCATCAGCTAAATCCTTAACATAATTCTCAGGAACAGTTTCCTTGAACATTACACTAAGGATTGAACCAAGTCTTTTAGTTTGTTTTTTACTTAATGCCATTTAGACCTCATGCCATTCTTTACCCTCAAATAAAAGTGCTTCGGCTTCTCTACGTCTTATTAGACCTTTTGATATTTCTCCACCTGCTTTATTCCATCTTTTAATCTGATATGGCACTTCCTCATAATTCGTTTTGTTTAACTCTTTTAATAGAGTAGATTCTTTTAAATTTGTTGGGCCCAAGTTAAATGTCCATGCGACAATAGAATCAAACTGATATTGATGTAATGGCACTTTTACTAGATCATTTACATAATTTTCAAACTCAACTATATCCCCATCAAACCTTTCATCAGCATAAGATTGAGACCAAGTATCTCCCTCTTTTACATCTCTAGTTGCGCCCCATCCACACGTCCAAACGTTTGCTTGGCATTTGTATGCTTCTAAACGACAACCCTCAAATTTCTTAATAAGTGATTTTCCTTCTTGTGATATTTCCATGTTATTCTCCCCATGTTCCGTCTTCTCTGACTTTGGCTTTTTTAGTACCACCCCAATATTCAACTGCATGACCCTCTTGTACAAGGATTTTGCAAATGTCTTTACTACTTCCGAGTATATCTTTGTTACCTTCCGTATAAGGGATACCAAGTATTCTGCCATATTTACCTTTACCTAATGATTTGACCTTAAAAGCTCCAGTACATAGTTCAATTAATCTGTCTTTAGCTTTTAGACCTAATGCTTTTTCTTTTAAATTTCTTGTTCTTGACTCAGGAGTATCAATACCTGCTAGTCTTACGCGTTGTTTTTTTAACCACACACCGAACCCCAAGTCTATATCTACATCAATAGTGTCACCATCAATGACTCTTACTAATGAGCAGTTATAGACAAAAGGTTCAGACATAATAATTATTTATCTTTAGCAAAAAACATATTTAAAGCTAAAAAATCAATTAACTTATATGCTTTTCCTAAAAATGCATTGTCCTTTGGAGTAGGTGTTATCATCGCTATTAAAGAAGCAAAGAACACTACCATTGAGACAATACCGAATATATCAATAATGAATGCAAACATACTTACTCTCCATATATGTAGTTCAAGACAAGTCTAGCACATTAATCTTTATCTTTGGAAGTATGTGATGCTCCAAAGTAAAAAGAAATTATGGCACTAGCTAAACCCCCTAAATAACCTAAAACTAGGTTAATAAGTGCCTCTGAGTTCTGTTCAGGTGGTTGTAAAGTTACTAAAAATATATAACCAAGAAAGCCACCAATGGTAGCTACACCTATAATTCTAGCTGTCCAGTCTTTACTAAATGCTTTTCTTGCATCTTGTTTATCTGCTGTTTCAAGAGCAAAAATGTCCACATCAAGTTTTTTCATTTCAGCTTCAAACTTGAGTTCAGCTTCTTTGATCTTAGCTAAATCTTCAGGTGTTGCTTCTGCAACTGCTTTTTCTATAGCTTTAGGATTGTTAGGACAACCTAAAACATCACATATAACATTACTAGCCATACCACCTAACGGGCCACCTAATGCTGTTCCTAGAGTTGGCGCTACTGCACCAATTATATTACTAAGTAATTCTTTCATTTTCTTACCTCATATGTGTAAACCCCAATTGGCTTACTCTTACCTTTGACCATAATATCATCTAATTTTGTTAAATTATAGGAAGTATTATTTTGAGTAGATTCACCAATGAGTATATCTACCTGTTGTTCTTTAGTACTTGACTCTAAACGGGCACATAAATTTACTGGGTCTCCTAGACTTGTAAACTCAAATCTATCTTCAGAACCCATGTTACCGACAATAGCTTCACCTGAGTTTATTCCTATACCTACTTTTATTTTTGGAAGTCTCTGCATTTTAAGCTCTTTGTTTAATTCCCTTATGCCTAAAATTATTTCAATTGCTGTGTCTATTGCTTTATTCTCATGTTCTTCAACATCTAGAGGTGCATTCCAACAAGCCATCATGGCATCACCTATATATTTATCTACCATACCCTCAGACTCTTTGACAGCATTTGCTTGAATAGTTAATACTTTATTCATTATGTACGTTACTTCTTCAGGTTTAAGTTTCTCTGTTAATGGAGTGAAACCACGTACATCAGTGAACATATAAGTACAATATCTTTTCTCTCCACCTAGTTTCAATAATTCAGGATTGTTTTGTAACCGTTTAACCTGACGTGGGTCTAAGTAATGCTCAAATTGTTTTTTAATCTGTTGTCTTAACTTGAATTGTTCTCTAAACCTAAAATAGAAACTAGTAGAAGCAATAATAAACTGACCTATTAATGACCAAGTAACATCTATTAGTATTCCCTGTTTTATACTCCAATATCCATATGAAGCAGTAGAGATCATCACTAAAACACCCATAGTAACACTAAGGGTAAGTCCGAAATATTGCGTTAGAAGCCAAATAAGAAGCCCTGAAATTACAAAAATTGCTAATTCTAGAGCTAAATGCCAATATGGAATGACTGGACTGTTCTTTACCAGTATAGATTCAGCTAGTGCAGCTTGTATCTTATGAGGTTCTAATAACTCACCACTACTTGTAGATAATTGTGGCATTACACCTTTAGCTGTTACACCAACAAAAACAAATTTGCCCTGAATATCTTGAACACCCATTCCATTTTCCATTTCCATTAATGAAATTTCAGGAGTATCTACCCAAGAAATCCACTTACGACCTAAACTGTCCACCTTTGTCTCTGGAAGTCCTTGTACTTTTATCTCCTCTATCCCTGCTTCATTCGTCTTAATTATGTAAGTATCAGCGCCTACCAGTGTCTTAAGCACTTGGGTTGCAAAACTAGGTGTCCACCCATCAGGAATTTTATATAAAAGTGGTAGTCTGCGAACCAAACCATCTGAGTCTATCGGAGCAGAAACCATGCCCTCTATCATGCTATTTGAAATCTTTGGAATGTTTGGTATATAACCGTTTATTGGTATTCCTGTAGATTCTTCACCAAGAATTACAGTGCCAGTTGGTTTAGGGAAAATATTGGTATCTGAAGAAAATGTGGCGACAACTGTAGCAATTTGGTCAATAGAATCTATGAAAGTGTCATCGCCACCAAATCTGTCCTCATCTATGAATGACACTACCCATCCTACACCAATAGCACCATTTCTTTCAAGTTGTCTTTGTATTTCTGCTAATCGTTGTCTTGGGAAAGGCCACCCACCCTCATTTCTAACATCATTTTCTGTAATATTTAAAATTGTAAAATATCCTGATGGTTCAGGGGTTTCAACAAAAGTATCAAAGGTTTTTAACTTTAATATATCAAGTGCTTTATATTGGAATAATAAAGGAATAACTAATATTGCTAATAAAGGTATTATTAAGAGCTTTGTATAATTCTTATTCTTGATGTTCCACCCCCATTTACAATAATCTGATTACTCTTACCATCTTGTATGAATATGACCGTATAAGCAAGACCACTATCTAAGTCTAGTTGTACACTTTGATTTACCGTTCTACGTAAAGAAATAGTATCGCCAGTAAGTATTGTTGTTATATTGGTTTCTAAGTCTTGTCCAAGATTTGTGCCTTGAACAATATTGTTAGCAAATTGTGACTCTAGTTCATCATCATTTAATTGATCTATTTCATCTATTATATCTAGTAAATCTTCAAAGAAATTGACATCAAGGTAGTCTATATCTAATTCAGTAAAATCAAGCTCAGACTCAGCATCAAGAAAGTCCTCATTTAAGTAATCTATATCAAGCTCTAAAAAGTCTAGAGGGTCGCTTACTGTATTTGTGTATGTTTCCTCTACTACGACCTGCTTTTTAGGTGGTGATACTATGAGCATGTTATTTATTAAATTTGCGTTTAAATCAAGTATTACGGGTTTTGATGGTGGTGTCTCATATACATTTGTTGTGGTAGCTTGATATGGTTGATTTAAAACTACTGAACCTGCAAGAGTACTAACAACTATCTCACCACTAGGTAGTCCATTTTCATCAGGCAATAATATTATTAAACTACGTCCTAATTCATCTACTGTCGTTGTGAATGATGTGCCACGAATTGAGATGTCTGCACTTGGGGTTTTGATTGATATGTTTTCTTTATCTATAGAAGCAAGTTTACCCGTAACAAATTTAAGAGTTCCACTTGCAAAGTTTAGTGATACTTTAGATTTAGATGGATTTGGGTCATAAATATATTCATTTATGATGAGTTTTGAATGTTCAGTTATTCTTACAGTAGAATCATCAAGAAATGTTATAGCAACTCTACCGTTACTTGTTCTTACATCATCTAAAGACCTGATGCCAAATTTTAATTCAGCATCATAGTCTTTATCTCTTATAACTTTTGCATTACCTCTTAACTCAAATATATTTCCAATATTAGCAGGAAGTGTTTCCGCCTGAATCGTCTTGTATGATACAGACAGAGCCACCATTACCACTAGTAATGATTTTGAGCCAGTCAGAAGCAAGAGTTGAGCTTTGTGTAATGTTAAATGTCCTATCATCACCTGTTTGATCTAAATAGAAATACCCATCAGCATAACCAGTTCCGTCAAATGTAATAGTGTTATCATCACCATCAATATCTACGAAAGATGTAGCTGTATCAGAATTTATATCAAAATCTAATGTATTGCTTTCTCCGTTTATAACCCAGTCTAGGTCTAAAGTACTTGCTAGAGCAGATGTTCCTACATTTAAAGTAAAGTCATTACTACCACCACTTACATCAACGTTAATATCACTACTATCAGCACCATATGTATTTGTTGGATCAACTTGTATAGTGAATGTATTGCTATCTCCATTAAATTCAAAAAAACCTGTAAATGAATCAGCAATAATATCTCCTAGAAATTTGTTTGAATCTCCGAGTTGGTTGATGTCAAGTGTCATTGTAGCGCCTGTCAAATTAAATGCAGTCATTGAACCACTGATAGCATCATCTCCACCTATGATATTTGAGCTTCCTAATTGCTCAACATCTAGATTTAATGTTGCTCCTGCTTGGTTTATGTAAATTTCATTATCAGCTATGACATTCAAACTTAACATTAGTAAAAATAATTTTTTCATAATTGTTTATAACTCCAAAAACCTTTTTCTTCGCCTTGTTCAATAAGATCAATAACAGCTGTTTCTATTGCCATTTGTAGAGCTAAGTTGGTGGATTCATTACGAACATTACCACCCTCTATTTCTACGAGCTTTGTTCCTTTTGCCCGAAAGCGAAAGACATCTTGACTAATTGAAGCCGAGTAAATCGTCTTACTAGTTAAGACATCTAATAAAACTACTCCTGTGCTTACAGAAACTAAACGCAAAGATACCGTTACAGTATCCATCCGATATTGCTTGGACATTCCTATCCCCATATATCGTGCGCCTTGTCCACCACTTTGTGTGTTACTTTCATATCCTACCACTGCACCCTCTATGAGTAAACCTGCAAATTGTAATGGAGACAAATTTTCATCTACTTCAAATGCTTCTCTAGTTGATCTAATGATCTGCCTTTCTTTCGTTAAAGAATCTAAACCTATTCTTTCTACTACATCAAAGAAACCACCATTATCACTACCTGCTCGGCTTAAAGCTCTTATTAAATATGTATTTGGTGCTTGTGTTATAGCTGTTGAGAAACTTGCATACATAGAATTACTAAGTCTTTGGCCTGTTTGATCTGTAAATGATTGTGGATAGATAGCAACAGACAGTTTCTTCTCAGGAGCAGGAATTGATGCTAATTCAGGTGTAAATAAATCAAGAACCTCTGCAGGTTCAGGTTTAGCTATAGGTATTATATTGTTATCTAATGGGTCTATTAAAAAACTAGTACAACTAGAAAGTAAAAGAACCAATAGGCACAGTAATTTCGGTCGTGTTACCATCTGAGTCAGTTATCCTTAAAGTTATCATTAAACCATCTTCACTTACAGAGTACTCAATAGTATTTCCCATAAGTTCTAAAATACCACTTGTACTAGGTGTTTCCCCAAATAGAGCATCTACTAATTGTCTAGATAATTGTGCATAAATTCTAGACTCTAAGTTTCTTATGAACCTCGCTAGTGTCGTATTTTCTGCTTCTCTAGCTAATTCGTCTTGATATGCTTCAATTTCAGCTTTTATAGCTTGTTTACGGTTAAATTCTTGGTTTTCTATCGTTAGATAGTGTGCTGATTGATTTTCACCACTGAAGCTAGGACTTTTAAACTTATGTACCATTTTATCTGCTAAAACGGGCAAAACTAATAATGGAAGTAGTAAAACTACACATCCTTTTTTACTTTTATAGTATTTTAAAAAATCATTAGTCTTTTCTTTGATCATCTCTGTCAGCCTTTGCAATTTTGTTACTGTCAATTAATTGTGGCACACCCAAAATTGTCTTTATCAGAGTATCTTGTCTTATGATTTCATTGTCAAGAGAACGTACTCTATCTATTAGTGCCACTAAAATACCATGCTGTCCATCTAACTTAGTACCTAGTCTTTGTTCCATAGCTGTTATTTGTTCTGCTACTTTTTCATCAACAACATCTAATTTTGTTTCCATTCCATCAACAATTCTCATTATTAATTTAAAAATGAACCATCCTAGACCTAAAGCCGCAGCTATAGGAAAACCTACTTGTTGAATAATAGTAACTACTTCATTCATCTACAAAACTAAAAACTAGTATTTACACTAGAAGGAGATTTTATTCCTGCAATTTTAGCATCTAAAGCTGATTTCATACTAGCCACCTCTGTAGAACCTAGTGTAGCTTCTACCCATTCTTGGGTTTTGGTTGCATTTACACTTCCATAAGCCACCCAGTTAGATAAATCAGATGTATCTAAAGCACAAGCACCATAAGTTTCGGCTGTATAATTAACACCGTTTTCATCTTTATCTGAATCAGTTGCTAGTAATCTCCAATGTACAGTATGAACGACTTTGGTTTTACTATTGTGTGTGGGATAGTATTCGTGTTGTTTTGTATCCCATGTATAACTTATTGCCATAATTGAAAATTATACCATCTTTTATCATTCTTTATACATACTGTAAAAATCAGCTATTTCAATTTCACCTGATGTTGGTATGTTGTCATTGTCGCCTGTATCAGATAAAGAGGGTACATAAGAACCACCTCTATAGTATTCTGATATTTCTATTGGATTACTGCCACCCCAAAAAGTCTGTATGTCAGCAAATTCTATTTCTCCACTACTAATACTAAATTGTGTTATCTCATCACCTACTGAACCCGTAAGTTGTCCTGATGGGTCTTGTGGCTCTAATACCCCATCTTTCATAACAGTAAACCTAAGATCATAAGCTGTACCTGAAGATGAAGCTGTAATAGTACAAGTACCACCATGATTACCTGAAGCTCCACTGGTAACACTACACCCTGCAATAGCTAAAGCATTGTAAGTGTAATCTGAAGATTGAAAACCTGAAGGCATATTGACAGTAACATTTATAGTGTCTGATTCTCTAGCATTTTGAGAAGCACTTGCCCCTGCACTTGTAAGATTCATTGTAACTGCTCTAGTCTTAGGCATTTTTTATCTTTTTTAGTTCTTCTACTTCTGCTTTCAACTCTTTAATAGCTTCAACTAAAAGCCCAACAACATTACCGTATCTTACAGCTTTAAATTTGTCATCAGCATCATTAATATCTTCAGTCTCATACACCACTTCAGGTAAGACTTTTTCTAGTTCTTGAGCAATAAGACCTGTTGATTTTGAGCCATCTTCTTTGTAATTAAAGGTTACACCTCTAAGTTGAGAAACTTTATCTAATGGATTTTCTATTGTGACTATATTTTCTTTTAATCTTAAATCTGAAGCTGAACCATAAGCTGTCATATTACCTGCTACTATAAGGTCGCCATCTTCTCCATTAAGATTAAGTCTATTACCACCATTTGAATTATGTCTGCCAACAACAAAGTCTGCACTAGATGAATTGTTTGAATTTGAATCTAAATCAAAATATATAGAACCATAAGAGCTAATTAAAATATCGTCTGCTGCAGTATTTACTAGGTTTCTTGAGAAGATACCATGATGTTGATTAGCATCACCATAAAAAGTAATTCCACCACCTCTAGGCATGTGAATATAGTTTGTTGCTGTAGCACTAGTATTTTTTAAACTAACTGATCCATTTACATCAAGTGTGTCTGATGGTGAAATATCATTAATACCAACTTGGCCACTAGCATTTTGTACTAATACAACTCTTGAACTTGCGGCTACGTGTCCTGTTGGGGCAGATGAACCTGTCTTATCTCCGTAAGGTGTAAGTGT